GGTTGGCCCCGGTGGTGAGCCGGGGTCTGAGTGCGTGGGGAGCGGTTGGGCTAGGGAGTCACCCCCGCCTTCCGGCATAGGCGCCGATACTCGTCTTTTACTGTCTGGGGTAGGCCACCTTGCCTCTGCATCTGGTCCGCCATCTCGGCCCCGCTCTCTCTGTAGCCAGTGTTGGCAATTGCCTGCTCTCGGCATTGCCAGCGGGTCTGCTCATCGGGGTTCTCGCCAGTGCCATGGCATTCGGGGCATTTTCCCCACGTGTACCAGTCACCACTTCCCTGACATAGGCGACACAATTGCTCCTTGACTTTTGGCGGGTCGTACGTGGTGCTCATTGTAGCCCCCCTCTCGGCTAATGCCCGCGCGTCGAGTTCGCGCAGGGCTAGGCGGATTGTGTCAGTTGTGGTGCGTAGGCCGAGGCCCTCGCGCAGTCTGGCGATGACTGCCCTGTCCTCGGCCGTGAGGCGGATCGACGTTTTTGGATATTTGGTCATGCTATGACTCCCGATTGCGGCGCGTTTCCAGCAGCGCCAGCAGCCTAACAGCGACCGGCGCGTCCTTGGCTACCCGGTAGCCGATGCCGATCACGGCATTGCTCCGGCTCCAATCGTCACCATCCGCGCCGTTGGCCTGGATGAACCAAACGTCATCGGCGCCGATGATGAACGTGCTGCCGCCGCCATAGACGTCGAATGTATCTAGGAGCCGTTGGCCCTCTGGGGCCAACACGCAATGCGGCATCTCGCCAGCCGAACGGAACTCCGCGATAATGCTCTCTAGCTCTTGGGCGCGAGCCCTGGCGGCCTGCCGTTCCTCTAGCGCCGCCATAGCAGGCGCGGCTTCCTCCGGTGTGGCCTGCCGACAGTCGGCCCAGTACACCCGGCCCGATTCATCGCCAACCCCAAAACTCATGCCCTCCTCGCGGTAGTACTGGGAGCCGGCGCTGAGCACGTACAACCACTCTGGATAGCCGCGTGCCAGAAGGCGCTCGTTTGAGTGGACGATCTGTGCCTGTGTCCATCCGGTGTAGCCGTAGCCCTCCCCACCACTCAGGCGCCAGGTGAGCTCACTGCTCACCGGCTTTGGCTTGGCTATAGGGCACTGGACGTGCGAGGCATCCCGGCCTCGCTCCCAGTTGATTGAGGCTCCCGGTGTGATCTTGCCGCCGCATTTGCCGCATTTACCTGCGTATCGCGCCGTGATGACCATTGCTGACTCCCTCCTCCTCTGTGAGTTTCTTCGTGGCTACCCATCTCCGACCCCACTTGTCGGCCCTCGCGGCTGCGCGTCGCGCCAGGGACAGCCGGCCCTGGTCGAGGTATCGCTGCATGAGGTCTACATTGCGGCCATACTGCTCATGGGCCTGTGCCAGGTTGTTGTCCACGTTCGTCTCCTCTATCTGTCTAGGTACATTATAGGCCGCCGCGCCCTACCTGTCAAGAGACAAACGGGGGCCAAATGGGCGTATGGGCCGAAACACACCCACCAATTGTGAAACGCGCGGATCACTGGAGATGAACTGCAATGGGAAAGGGGCCGGTGACAAGCCGGCCCCCGCGAAGAGGAGGAAGGGATGATGACAGCGCTGTACGGAGCCTGATGCGCCAATCAGGGGGGATGCCCTTCTCACTCGCCCTGGCGTCGCACTACGTCTGTGCGGGACTGGCATTACTACACGCCGCTCCGTATCAGGACGTGACCATTATAACCTAGATCATACGCCGTTCCAACTCGTAAGCTGGCCCGACGATGTGATCCAGCAGCCGGCGCCTCGTATCCTCCAGTTCGATGCGCATCCGCTCTATCTCGCGCACGCTCTCCTCGGCATTCCAGCGCAGAGCCGTCGCGTCAAGCGTGACAGGGACAGGCACCGGATTTGGGGTCGGTTGTGGGGTCGGCGTGGGGCCAACGCTCTCTCCTTTCAGTAGCGGCATCGGGTCAGTCCACCCATTCATCCCGGCCGGGAAGATGCCCAATCGCCGGACGCCGAAGTGCAGGTGCGGCCCGGTCGAGTTACCGCTGTTGCCGGAGCGCATGATCACATCGCCGGCCCGCACCGTCTGCCCGTTCCGCGCCAGCGTCTCCAAGGCGTGGCCGTAGAGCGACCAGCCCCAGATGTGCGACAGCCATACCGCGTTGCCATAGCCGCTGCCGGACTGCTGCACCTTCACCACCTTGCCGGCATCGCAGGCGCGGATGGGCGTGCCCGTCACGACCGAGAAGTCCAGGCCGTTGTGCCCCTCGACGCCGAACTGGCGGTAGTAGCCGGGGTTCTCGCCGAACTTCTGTGTCATGCGATAGGGCTCCGGCACCGGGCACGTTAGTTTCGGCACCACCACCAGCGACGCCACCGGCGCGCTCAGGCGGTCGAGGAGATCAGGCCGCTTGAGCAACTCCACCAGGTCGAAACTTTCCCACTGGTTGTTTTCATAGTCCAGGACAAAGAGGCAATACCCCCGTACCTTCGGCGAAAGGAGCGCCGTCGCCATGCGCAGCATCTCGACGTATTGCTCGAGCGTGACCGCGCCGCGCCAGCCGCGGTTGCCCTGGCCGTCCTCCACGTGGCGATCCATGCCGAACTCGCCCATGATCACCTTGCAGTCATACGGGATCTGCCAATGCCGGCCCACCAAGTAGGGGTGCGAATCCTTGCCGGCCAGCGGCCCGTAGGGGCCAAAGTACTCGTGCGCTGACCAGTAGTCGTTTGGCCCCAGCAGCGGGAAGATGGGCGCCATGTAGTCGAACCAGTTCACGTCGTCCGTGCCAATCGAGCGCGGCCAGCCGGTGTTCGTGTTGCCCACCATTTGGCCGTAGACGCCCCGCTGTTTGCCGAGGCGCAGACCCTCACAGGTGTAGTCCACCCAGCGCTTAATGAAGTCGGTGCCGATCCAGAGGTGCGGCTCGTTCTTCCGCATGAAGACGCACTGGCACCAACCGGCATCCTGCCAGCGCAGGAACGCCTCGATCTCCTCCCGCGCTAGCGCCTTTGGGTCTTGCGTCTCGAGCGCGGCATGGTTGTCCACCAGTGCCCCGTCCACGGCGACGATGATGGTGCCCGGCGAGGAAGCGTGCCAGGCGGCGATCTGTGTTGCTGATGAGCAGCCGACCCTGACCTTCATCACCGGCGGCTTGTGCGTCGCCACGTACTCGTCTATCAGCGCCGGGAAGTGGCGCGGTAAGGTGTACCAACCGGGAACCATCATTCCTCCTCTTGCCGCTCGCTAGCGGCTACCGGCACCCGCATTGCCAGCACCTGCTGCTTCGTCGCCTCTAGCGCGGCCAGGACCTCGCCCACGCTTGTCCCTGGCTCGGAGTCAGACTCGACGTGCCAGCGGGCGATCTGCTCGGCGGGCCTGGCCGGGTTGGGTTCCACGGTTATGACTACACGCCATGTCCTCATCCCGTCTCCAGTAGTTGCTCTTCAAGGAGCGCCAGCCGAGCACCTTGTTGCCTTACCGCGCCCACTAGCAGCATGGAGAGGCGCGTGAAATTTACCATGGCTCGCGGTCCATCATCGTAGAAGTTCACCACGCGCTCACTCTGTAGCGCTCGCGCATGTTCACCCATCCACTCCCCGAACCCATCGCGTATAGGGTCGCGGCGCCGCGCGAACTCGGTTTCTAGTGCTCCCAGGAGGGCAACATCGTCGTGCTCGTCGAAAGGTACCCACTCCACATCCGCGTGTGCTGAGCCCTCGACGTCGAACAGGAACCTCATGAGGCCGTTCGCACCCTCGCCGATAGCGACCAGGTTGGCGTTGGCGCCAGGCGTGGTTATTGATGTGCCCGATTTCTTGGCCGAGTATAGCTCTATGTAGGCACGCGCGGAGGTGGTTTTTGCAGAGTCGTCAATGACGCCGGCGCCAAACAAAACAAGCGCCTCTGTCGCTTCGCTAAACCCGGACACTTGTAATCCGCCCGTGGTGGCGGCGGCTTTCCTAAAAGTGGCGAAGCTGTCCACTTCGGTGAACGTCGTCATGCCGTGGTCAACGTCGCTGGATTTGAGGGTCAGTATCTCATCGTCAGCCGTGCCCTGGTCGAGCGTCAGTCCGTCCGTCATCTTGGTATTGTGGGTGGCCGTGCCGATGCGCATCTTAGCGCCGGTGAGTGAGAGTTGATTGTCGGTATCGTCGAACGTGAGCAATGGCCCCGCTGCCTGGCCTATCGTGCCTCCGTCTACCATTGTGATGCGGTTCGCGGCCCCAGCAGCAACGCCGATGCCTAGCCCTGCCAGTTGCAGGTAGCCGCTGGCATCCGTCTTCAGTATCGCCGCTGCCGCGCCAGGGTTGCTGCTCGGCGTCAGCTTGGCGATGGTATTGGCCGCGCTCAGCCCGAACACATCCAGAGCAGCGCCGCCCGTGTAGGCATGCTTAGTCAGAATGTTATGGGCGGCAAGGTCAGCTTCTACGTCCGCCCGGAACGTCGGATCGGCAGCGGCGCCCGAGACAGGGCCGCGTAAGGCGGTGTTGGCGGCCTGGCTGTCGAGCGTCAGCGCCTGGGTGGAGAGGTCGAGCACCGCCTGGATCGCGGCATCGCCGAGAGTGAGGGCATCGTGGAGTTCTGTTGAAAACACCAACCGCTTCCAAGTGGCTGCCATTAGGCACCGCCTAGATATCGGGCTTTGGCTTGTGCTATCGTCTCGCTCACCAGTATCTCTAGGACAAGCAACACTTGGGGCAATGGCAAACGAGAGACCGAGATGAACGTAACGAACTGATTGTGCAGTTGTCCCATCTGTTCATCCAGTGACTCTTTGTACGCTTCGCCTAAGTGCTGTAGCAACTCAGTCTGTCGCTGCACTGCCAACGCTGCATCTCGCTCGGTAGCTTCTGTCATGCAACCGCCGTGCAAAGATAGGCCGCGAGCTCAGCGGTTGACCAGAGAATCTTGCCGAGCACTGGCGTGGCGTAGGCATTGACCGCGGCAACATTCGCCACTGTCTGAATGACCTGATCTGTAAACCAATAACCGCCAAGAGCGGGATTAGCCACGGCAACTGAATGCCCGCTCAAAGCGTGGGCAGTAGCAGGATAGGTTGCCGGGGTTCCGTGCGCATGGTCTCGGCGGGCGGCAACTACAGCAGTGCCGGCTGCGGCCGCATCGCTCGGTGCAATGGTGCCGGGGACGGTGGCGTCAAACAAAGCCTTCCAAGAGGGCGTGGTTTCGCCGTTGGCTACTGCAAGATGGTTTATCAACCCTGCTGCCGGAACAGTGATTGCCAGCGATGCCCACTTGGGAGTATCGTTGCCAAAGACAACATCGCCAGCGGTTACACTGTCAGCGAGAGTGTCATTATGGATCGTGCCCAGTAGGGCATGTGCAGCAGCGGCGGCAGGGGCAGCACTCGTCCAATCTGTTGCATCCGATACCAGAACATTCCCCGCGGTGCCAGGGACGACGCTCGGCACGTTATGTGAGGCTAGAAGAGCCGCGGCAGTCGCGAACTTGGTATCGTTCGTGCCGGTATCCAGTTCCGCCCCACTCGCTTTGACAGGAATCTCGTCGAAGTACGCCAGTTTCTTCCAGACGGCAGCCATTTCATCGTCCTCCTAGATATCCGTGCAGACCATCACAACTTTGCTTGCTGAGTTGTAGTAGATCGCCCCCTCCGCATCAATCAACGACGCCAGTGCCGGCGTCAACACAAGCCCACGCAAAAGTATTGGCTCAGCAGTTGCTTCCCATCTAGCGCTAACCGCATTGTAGCGAATGAAGTCACCAGTAGTTGTACCGGTATAGAGGATGCCTCCATGGGAACTGTCGCTGTGATTATGCACCGTCACGGCGGCACCGCTGCCCGATGGCTTTGCCGCCTGCACGGCGACGAGAGGGGCCACTTCCTCTTGGTAGTCCTGCGAATGCGTCAGATCGCGTTTCGGCATTGTCTATGCCTCGAAGTCCTCATACGCGGTCAGCAACGTGTCGGCCCCATCATCTGCCACGCTGTAGGCGTCGCCATGGGCCAGCCAGTTGAGCGCTTTCAGCTCGAAGACCTGCGGCCCGCCCGCCGGGTCGGTATCGGCCAGGGTGCAGGAGTAGAGCGGCGCCCCATCGTCTCCGAGCGCGAGCGAGGCGATCCGTCCCGCCCCCCGCCAGCGCAGATAGGGGTAGATATGTGTGATCACCCAGCGGCGACCGAGCAGCTCGGCCAATCCGACCCCATCCCGAGCGCCTTGATCGTGCCCGTGATACGTTGCGAACTCGTGCTCGTACCAGCATGGGGATGCCTTGAGTACCGCCGGCTTCATCGCCTCCAGGTCGTCAGCGATCTCATCTATCGAGCCGTCTCCCGTGGCCGGCGTCTGATCGCCATACACGAACTCGCCTAGCGCGGTTGTGCGCGTCACACCCGCCAGATCGTTGAGATAGATGCGTGCCACGTCGGCAACCGGTTTCGTGCTCGGTCCATTCAAGCGCCCGATCTCGATGCAGTAACGCGTGCCGACCGTGTAGGCAGAGAGATCGGCGTCTAGCACCTGGGCTGCGTTGGTGACATACCTGGCCAATTCTGCCAGGCGCGCCCCGGGCGCCTTGTGTGGGTATTGCTCGTCATCAAGGTAGACAATAATGTTGCTGTCGGCGTCGCAGAGAGAGGTCGTCATCTCCAGGTGTAGGTTCTGTGCCCCTCCTAGCCGGAACGTCCAGCGGAAAAGGCATTGCTCGTCATCATTACCCGGTTGGCCATGGCTTCCGATTCCGCTCTCACTGCCCAGCCACGGCCGCTCGTTGCACTCCTTGAGATACATTGCCGCCGTGCGGAGCATATTGAACTCGGCAGCCGTATGCGGCGTTGCCGTCGTCCAGGCGGGCCACGTCGGCCAAGTGAGGAACCCCGTCGTCCCCGTGAGCAGGGCGCGATAGATAAAGGCGCTGGTCACACCGCTGACGCCGTCACCATTGGTGATCAGTCGCGCCCGCACGACGTCGCCAGTGGCGTAGTTGTAGGGTCCGCCGCTGATCGAGAAACTGATTACGCCTGCTGTGTCTTCGACATCGTCAAACCAGTGTGCGCCGGCACTGGTGTCCGTCTTGTTGCCGCCAACGTCATTCCAAGCACCCGCGTAGTAGAGTTGGAGTTTCGCATAGGCAGCGAGAGCAGGATTGGGCAAGTCCACCCAGGCACTAAACTCGAAGGTCGGGTGCGCCGTCTGGTAGACCGTCTCCCCTTCCCAGCAGGTCTTCACCCCCTGGCCTGGAGGCGCGTACCACGACTGCGACTGCAGGCCGAGTAGCCCATGAGACATTCCGTAGGCTCCATCCGCATCGCGGGCGATGGCGTTCAACCACGAGCGCCCGCCGAGCATCATCCCCGTGGCTAACTCGACTACGGGCTGCCAACTTTCGTGCATCAGAAACCTAGTCTCCCGTAACTGAGTCTGCTCGTCCCCACCTTGAATGCCCCCGCCGTTGTGCCCGTGCTCACCGTGGCATACTGGTACAACTCGTCTTGCGGTATCGCCAGCCACGTCTCCTCATAGCGTAAGGCGTAACTGCCCTGGCGGTGCAGCAGGATCACCAGTTTGTTGATCTGCGAGATGCCGGCCGCGATGTTGACCGTGATCGCACTGCCCACATTCAGCTCCGGATTGCCGGGCAGGGGCCCCACTGTCAGCAGGACGGGTGGGTCTTGCAGGCGGTAGGCTTTCAGTTCCGCGACCAGCGCCGCCTGCGCCTCGTGCTGCAGGCAGGCGCGCGCCTTCACCTCGTTGGGCTTAACGTCGGTGCGCCGGTGCACGACCAGATAGTTTTTGTCCGCCTTATACTCGCGGTTGGGCAGTCCCTCGATAGGCCGCCCCAGCACGTCAAATTTGCGGATCACCATGCCATGATTCGCGCTGGCATTGGCGAACTTCACCCGGCTGCTCACCGCACCTTCCGGCACCCAGGGCGTGCTGTCGTCGGCATTGCTGACCGTCAACTCCACACCCTCAGTGAAGCCGACGCCGCCGCTCGTGGTGGCCACCACCTCATAACTGTCGTACTCGGCTATCGGGTAGTGGAAGCGGATCGTCAGCGTCTTGGTGCAGAGCGGTGCTATGAGAATCGGAGTACCCAGTTGGTGCAGGTTCATCAGCCGCCCGGTGCGCCGTGGCTGGTAGGTGACGTTCACGACATCAAACGCCTGCCGGTAATCATGCCGCGGTCTGACGTTCTCTAGGAGAGTGCGGGTGTATGTGGCCTCACTCGCTGCCCCGATCCACTTGGCCCAGGCCCAGAACTCCAGGTTGCCCGTCTTAGGATTGACCCAGACGATACCCGCCTCGCTCTCGGCGATCTCGCGCATCTCCGCCAGCCCATCGTCGGCGTCAGCATAGTGATAGGGTACCACCGTGTAGCCGCGATCGAGCGATGTCCCCGTGAAAGCAATGTCCGTCGCCACATCCGCGATCAACTCGTCCGTGCGATGGTCGGTCTGTGTCAGCGTCTCCGGGCGCTGCTGCTGAATGTCGAAGTCGTACCCCTGGCAACTCAGCGTCGCCGTGGCGCTGGCCTCGTCCTCCTGCACGTCCTGCACTCGTCCAAGAAACACGACCGCCCGCTGTGGCGTGCCGCCGGAATCGTAATAGCCGGGCGAGAAGCGGATCGGCGTCTGGAAGATTCCGTTCACTTGCGCTTGGCTGCCCGTGCGGTCCACCGAGAATCGCCCGTCGCTGTTGTCCATGCGCAGACTCATCTGCGCCACCGGCCCCTCGCCTAACTGGCTGAGACTGCCGCCCGGCGAGATGATGCCGTAGGAGTAGTTGACGCCCAGAAAAGCATTGCTCGTTTCTTCCGTCCAGGTGCCGTTGCGCGGCCAGTCCATCTCGATGATGGCTGTCTGCAGTGCGAATGGCTCCTGACTTAGTTGACTGAGTGTCCGTGAATCCGAATACGCAAAGATGTTGTCGATGTCAAAGAACACGACATTGGTTTCATTGATCGTATAGTCGCTGGGGCTCGACCAGGTAATGCTCAACTGGCCCCAGTCAAGCCAGTACCACTGCCACGACATGTACTCGTAATAGACGGGGTCGCTGTGATAGTAGTCGGAGATGAAGTCGTGCGGTCTTGCTATCGTGTGTGAGCCGATGGTCGCCCCGTCCAAGTAGTACTCGAGAGTGTCGTTTACTATGTCCGCAACCACCTTGAACGTTCGCCATGCGCCGGTGCGCGCGAATGAAATAGCCGCGCCAGTGCTCAAGCAAGGCAACCCCTCGTCCACGTAGAATGAATCAGAGGTACCATCATAGGCCAGACGGAATAGGTATGTGGCTGGACTGTAGGAGTTGCCGTTGCCGTCTATCTCGGCGTCTATGTAGTAAGAAGGGCAACCCTCCAAGTAGCATTTTGCGATGGCCTGATCGTCACCTGGATCACCTGCTGACTCAACACGGAAATCGAACGAAAAGGTTTCTATGGCACCCGTCTGCAATGACTTATCAACATACGCTGGAATCGGCCCCTCAAAGTAAATGTTATGTCCGTTGATGTCCGTGAAGTTCATGTAGTGATTGTCGCCTTCTGTGAGCAGAGGCGAAGGCCAACAACCGTCCCACAAATTGTCGCCTACACACCAACAGAACTTACGAGGATACCTCCAGGAAGAAGTGGAATCCTCCAAGTCCTCCTGGAACGCCCACCCCTTTTCATAGGTGAACTCCAAATCGTCTATGTCATAGACGATTGACATCTCCCACAGCATCACCTCCCACTCGTAGTACGGCGTCAGAGGGAAGTAAAAGCTGAAGTGCCCCAGATAAACCTGCTCACCGCCAACCCAAACCTCTCTCATGCCAGTCCGAGCATCGAACTTGAACTCAAACTTAGTCCAATCGTCCGGACGTGGTACATAAATAGTGACCCAATCGTCCTCATGCTCAGGGTCAGCCGAATCACGCTCGTCGAACTCGAACTCAACCATGTCAGGGTAGTCAGGATCATCCGCGCCAGTGAGGTAGACAGCCTCACTTACGACGTACTCATCCCACATGAAGCTGTCCCACCCAGTAGCAAGTGGCTCTGGAATGCGCAGGTAGAAGGACAAAGACCACACCATCGGGTAGAACGGTATCATTAACTCCATGTCGGCATTGCCGGTGATCGGGAACTGGACATACCAGTCCCCACTATGCGCCGTGGGGTCATTCACGAATTGAATGTCGTGCTCGAAGTATTGCTGAACCCAACCATCTTCCCAGGCCGTGCCTTGACTCCACTGCGCGTGAATCGCATCTATCCCGCCCTCGAAGTCCGTGCTGAGGTTGATATCCTCGAGTACACCCGGCGTGAAGTACTCCGAGCCGTCCGGCACAAGCCACACGCAGACGCCGCAGTTGTCATCGGATGCAGACATTGTCAACGTCAATGGTGTCTGCGCACCGGTCGTTCCTTGGGCAGATTCATAAGCGGCCGTAATGCAGACATCATTCGCGCCCGTGTTGGTGCCGCGGTCGTACATGTGAAACCGATAACCTGGTGGCAGGAATGTATTGTTGCCATTACCTGCACCAAACAGAACATACGAAGTGTGTCTGATGGTGCGTGTTCCGGCTGGGGCTGTAACATAGACCGAATGGCCACCACCACTCTGAGCTGTATGGATGTGGATCGGAGTTGCCTGATCAGCACCCTGCATGACAACGATTGCACCAGCGACCGGCCTTGCCGTGCTCAGTGTCCACGTATAAGTCACGCTGCCGGAAATGTCTGCACTCGTGGCAATCCGATACGAAACGTTCATGCCGACATTCAACACGGCTGGCACTTCGTCGTGAACCAGAGTCCAGCCACTTGGCAATGTGACTGTGTCGCCGGTCTGACGCTGAGCTGATATCGACGCCAGCAGCAAGTCGCCCGCACGACAGACAGGCACTGTCAATGCATGGGTTGCGGACGACGCTCCTACGTAGCTAAGCCAGTTTCTGGCGCCCGCGGCCACCGCCACCTCTACCCGTATTGGGCCTGAGTTTCACTATTGCCAACTCGGCAATCCTCGGCGAGTTAGTTAGGCCACGCTCCTTCGGAAGGTTGTCTAGTGCAAGGAGTTCCTTCAGCGCTTCATCGTCTCGCAATATCTGTCCTGCTAGGCGTTTGGGGTGCTCCACGCCGCGCTCGACTAGTAGAGTGAACAGGGCTGCTAGCGTAGTAGGATTTGGGCGTCTGCCCTCGGCCAATGCCTTCAGCGCCCGCCGTTTGTGGTCGCCACTCAATTCCCTGGGTACCTTGCTCCTTACGATAATTGCCATGCTATGCCGTCGTCTCCTCGAGCGTGGCGGTCACCCGGAATGTCGCATCGTCTATGAGGACGCCCTTGCTCCAGGCCGTTACCATCATCGTCTCCGTGTTGCCGAGGTGGTCGATCACGGTCTTGGCCACATAGTAAGCAGCCCGCAGCGCCAGTATCAGATTGGTATGGTTAGCACCGGAGCAGTCCCAGGCGTAGTCACCGCCCAGCCCCTCTCCCAGCCGGTGGGCGCCCTTCGAGCCGTCGAGGAACTGCCACTTCTCGCCAACCACCAGGCCCTTGATGCTGTAGCCACCCTCTACTGGGTCGGGAAGGCCCGAATAGGCACCTATCGTCATGCTCATGGCGATGCTCCCGGCATCGGGATGCCGAAGTACCCGTGCACTACACTAATGATCACATCCCGCACCGTGTTGTTGAATGTCGTGCCGGGGGTCTTTAGCGCTGTGCCGAACCCGGTAACGAGTACCGCGCCGGCGTCTTTGCCGGCCTTGCCCCAGTCCTGGTCTAGTAACGTCTCCCGGAATGTGCCCGCGAAGTCGATGGCGCCCATAGTGCCTGCCCCCGCGAAGTCGAAGGCGGCCATGACCTCCGGGTTCTCCGGCCCCAGGCCCGCTGCCGCCAACTGCTCAGCACCTATGCCCATGATGCCCTGCCAGTTGAGTTTGCTGGTCATCTGCTCGTCAAAGGCGGTGACAAAGGCATCCCAATCTATCGCCTCGGGTCGCATACCCATCCCGAACTCGCGCATGAAGTTCAAGCCGAAACCTTGCGCCTGCTCGACACTTAGTCCCGGCGGCATCCCCGTTTCTGCCATGAACTCAGGGAACCACGGCTGGCGCATCGTGTTGGCCGTGTCGCGCGCCAGTGCCTCGGCCCGATCATAGTTCTCCTTCCACGTGTCCCGGTGCATCCCCATCTGGTCTTCGAGCGCGGTCAGGTCGGCACCGGGTGGCTGGAGGATGCCAGAGATGGCCGACTGGTAGTCGGACATGTAGCCTTCCATGTCCTTCAGGGCGTCTTTGTAGGCGCTAGCGCCACCACTCGCGGCCCGCTGCGCCTCACTGATCTGCCAGTCGGCCAGCCGTTTGCTGTAGTCATACAGAGTCTCATTGACGCGCCTCACCGGTTCCGATGAGCCGGCCACGATCTCGGCTATCTGGTAGGCCGTGTCCCTCTGAAGATCAACTATCTTGCGTTGCTCCAACAGTTCGTATTGATACTGGGTGTACACGCCAGGTGCGGGCATCTGGAGCTTGGCCAATGCACTTGCAGCCGGCCCGTGGTAGCCTGGCGCGGCGGGGCCACCCAGCATCTCTATCTGCTGTTGGATGTGCAGGCGCAGGTAGACGTCCTTATCGCTGAGGCCGGCGAGTCGGACTTGCAGCGCGGCTATCTCCGCGGCTGCCCTCTCTGCCGCGGAGCCTACTCCCTGCTCCATACCCATGAGCCGCTGGCTGGTAGTAATCATGGCCTGCTGTTCTTGTACTGTATCTTGTGTCTCCATCCACAGTTTCCGCAGGGCAAGGGCCGCTGGCAGTGACACTTGTTCCAACCGTCTTGCCGCCTGGTTCATCTGATCCATACTCATAGTCGCTAGCGGCAAGTAACGGCCCAAGTCCTCAATGTCTGCTGTCCATATCTCGAAGCCAGGGCCACCTGGCACTATCATCTGCCGCAATGATTCGGCCAAGAGACCAAACCCGGCGGATAACTTGGTGTACGGAGCGCCAGTCGCCATGTCTTCCATCATCCGGCCAATACCGAATAAGCGGTCTTCGTACTGTCTCATGCCTGGGATGTTCATAACGATCATATTGGCCAGTGAATTGGCTACCTTGTCTAGGGTTGGCGCCGCCGCTATCTGTAGATATTCTGTCAGGTCTTCCATGACCACCCGTAGCCGCATGATGCCGCCACCGGCCATGTCCGTCCCCGATTCCCAGTCGCCGAATCTCTTGGTAGCTTGATCTTGCACTGCTATCCAGATGGCCATCGAACGCTCACCTTGAGTCAACTCATTGGCCACCTTGCCGATACTAACAGCGTACGACTCCATCGCCGCCGTCTGGTCTATGACGATCCCGACCTGCATAAGCGAGCGGGCGTAGCCACGGGCTACACCTGTGCTGATCGCCGTCGTCAGGCTTTCAATGTCCCCCATGCCCCTGGCGGAGGCAGCTACGGCGATCTGGATCATCTTCGGATACTCGGCGGCTAACTCCGCACCGGCCATCACCAGCGTCTTGTTGAACTGCCGCGTCATGTTGTCCAGGTCGGCCATGCCCTGGGTCGCCTCAGCCATCTGCTGCTTTATCGTATCGCCTGACAGGCCAGCTTGCTGAGTCAGTAGTTGGAAGCCGTTCTCGATGCGGATGAGCTCGGCGCCGGCCGCGCCAAAGTCGAACACCTTGTCTATGGCAACGCCGATGCCGGCTATCGCCCCAACGACACCGGCGACGCCAAACAAGCTCGTAACGTTGCTGGTGAAGCCACGAATCTGCCCTTCAGCGTCCTTGAGGCCGGACTGTAGGCCGCGCACATCGGCGCCGACGGTGCACAGGAGTTGGGCTACCTCACCCGCGGCCACGCCTGCCTCCTGATTTGACTTGACTCATTGCCTTCCTCTTAGCACCTTCCTGCCTTTGCCTGCCTTCCCGATAGCGCAGGAAGCCGTGCCAGCTCACGAACTCCGGCATGGGCATCTCCGCTTCCAGGCGGGCGACTGTCGTATGCAGGTTCTCCGCTAGCTGGTACAAGTTATACAGCGCGGGGTCACTTGCGAAACCGCTTCTCCGCGTCGTCTACTGCCACCTGTGTTATCTGCCCGAACCGGTTCATCCCGGACAACATCCAGATGCGGTTCAGGAGCACTTGCACCGCCCCCCAGGTCTTCTGGCGAAGCTGCTCAGCTTGGTCAAGAGTGATAATCGGCTCTGCCAGGCCATATACCAGGGCAAGCCGTTCCATCGCCTCGTCGTCGATGTCACCTCCTGGATCGAGTGTGCCATCGGCCTTTTTGTCAGGCGGCCTGGTGGCCTCCCTGAGCATCCTGGAGTGCGTCGCCTTGCTAAAAGCTTTGATCCGCACCTGCCCGATGCCAGGGAGGTCCAACAACTCCGTGATCTGGTCCGCGTCCGGCACAGCCAGCAGTTCTTCTATGCTGAGTATGCGCTTCTCCATACGATTACACCCTCGACAGAGTGCCGGCACCGCTCAAGGCGACGGTGAACGTCACCTTGTCGCCGGAGGTAGCCGCAATTGAGTAACTCTCAATCCAGCAGTTCACCGTGAATGCCGTCGTGGCTTGTGGCTTGAAGATTACGGCCGTTGGTGCCGAACTGGTCAGGGCTGCCCACAGTAGACCGTCGGCGGTCTGGTCGTAGTCGCCATCGCTGGTGAACTTGCAGTCCTGTAGGCCCGCGACACGCGCGATAGCCGTTGACGTCAGCACCTTGATCTCGGCGAGCTCGCGCGACAGATCCATGCTCGCCGATTCGATGTAGCCACCAAATGCGGAGCCGATTGACAGCGTTGCCGCAATTCCATGTCCGAATGTTGCCATTACAGCCTCCTATGCGTTAGTTGCGCATCCAGCCGACGAAGAAGGTCGCCGCCTTGCCCGGCGTAATCGTCCAGGTGACTCTGATATACTGACCAACGTCGCCAGTCGCCGACTTTTTCTCGCTGGTTGGACCTGTAACATGCGTGACATTCGTAAATGCTACTAACTGCACCCAGGTTGCGTTATCATCGCAATGCTCGATCTTACAAGTCAGCGTCGCTGCAGCAGCGGATATAGCGGTGCACTCAAGATAGGCTTGGTAGCCAGAGTGGCTGTCCGCACTATTGTTAACAGAAGCTGTGCTGCTGTCGGTCGTGCGCTCCGTCAGCGGGTGGAGAACGATGCCCCTGTCCGTGTCCGTGCTGGACATGGCCTGCACCGGCATCTTTACAGCGTCGTCGCCGGCATCGGCGCCCTCACTCGCCAGCATCACTTTGCCCAGGTAGGCGGTATTGCCGGCAGTATCACCGTCCGGCAAGAAGGCGAAACAGCCGTCGATGATAGCCGCTGGGCTGATCATGTTCCAGACTTTACCCTCTGCATCCGTGTCGTACACACCTGCCAGGGTCAGGCTCACGTCGCGCAGTCCGGCCACGCGCTGCACAGCGGTGGCTTCCAGCACCCTGATCTCCGCCAACGCCCGACTCGCCTCGAACGTCGCCTCCTCCACATACGGGCTCATGTTCTGATTGTGGACGTACACCCTTGCACTAATGCCGTGCCGGAAAGCCATCATGCCACCTCAATCTTGAAGTCACTGCTCACGTGCTGATAGAAGACACCGGCGTTCTCCTCAACAAAGGCCATTCCGCTAACCCGCTCGCACACCCAAAAGGTGTAACCGGTCACGGCCAACGTCACTCTGTTCAGAAGAGTGTCTATGCGGCTCATGGCTGATATTGCCACCGTGTTGTCGAGCCCCTTGCCAACACACTTAATCTGGTAGCGGTACCTGGTCCTGATACGTTGGGTGAGTGTGTATACATCGTCGCTATCAACCAGATTGAGCACGACGAATGGATATGTCGCGGCGTATGGAGCAACCGTGTTGTACACGCCACTGACTATCGTCATCAGTTTGCCGGCGGCGGTGTCTGCCGTGAGCGTGGAGTACAGGATCGCCTCAATCGCGTTCTGCGCTGAACTCACAGCTTGACGATCTCCTCCAGGTCGGCTATCAACTTGTCGCGGTTCTTATCAACGGCAGGGCGCACAAATGGACGCGGCAGGAGGGTTGTCGTGCCAAACTCCAGCCAGAACCCGTACAGGATGCCCCAAATCTCCCTGGTGAGTTTCGCCACTCGCTTGACAACGAGGCTGTTGGCCAGCGTTCCAATGTCTGTGGCGGGAGCCTCACCTGGCGCTGATGCCTGGTGCTCGACATTACCGCGCCTGTAAAGGCGTCCTGTCTTTGGCCCACTCTCGATGGCATCCTTCATGTCCGTGACCATTGTCTGAGCGCCTTGCTCGATGATCTTGGCCGCACGAGGCTCGACTTGCTTTTCTAGCAAGGTAAACTTGCTCCACACCACCCTGATCTCCCCCTGCACCATTACTTCACCTCCGTGCAGAGGCAGCGCCGCACCACTTCCCAAGTGCGCGCTACTATGTCGTGGACCTCAAAAGTCCGGCCAAGTGTTACCACCCTGTCCGTAGGCCGTACGTCCGTTCCTACCTGAAAGGTAATCGTCCAGGCGGACGTGACGCCTAGCCGCTCTGCCAGCAGCCGCTCGTTTGGCCCGCCGCCTTGCTGTACCCGGCATTCGGTCGCCGTGGTGACCACCGCCCATGCCTCTGTGTATCCGCCAGCATTGTTGCTGGTCAGCGTCGGCCTGGAGACGTTGCAGGTGCCGGGCAGAGCGTCCTTGCCTTCGCGCTTCATGTCCGTGATGTCAGTGGTCGTGAACATCACCATCGGTTGTCTCTATTCCTCATCGTCTGCCGCGGCCGTAACTGGGTTGTCATACATGCCCTTCTTGAATGATGGCTGAATCAGGTCGGTGTCTTCCTCGTAAGTTTCCCACTCGGCCTCGCTCAGACCAGCCGCCCATGGTGCGACGGCAGCAGATGCCTGAGCTCGCAGGGCAATGGCCCGTTTGCGGTAGTTCTCCGCCTGTTGGCTGAAGGACACTGAAAGCCCGTCTATGCTCTTGTCCACCCGCCGGGCCAACTTGGCAGCGATGGCCTCGCAGGCCGCCGCCGCTGCACTGATTATGCCAGCTTCTATTGTCTGCAGGTACGTGAGCTCGCCGTCTTGGAGCAACTGGTCATTCGTGTCCGTGTCACCAGAGAGGAAGCGAATCTTGTCCCTCGCAAGGGTAAAGTCGGCGCTGTAGGTCCAAACCATCAGATCATCCCGTTGCCTGCATCCCCACGCTGAAGGTGAATGTCTGTCCATGTGCGCCGCCATCGGTAATCAGCCACTTCACGCGCACATCCGGCCCATGCGGCCCCTGGATAACGCCCGCGGCCATCGTCGCGTCTGTGGGCGCACCCTGTGATGTGGTAGGAGCAGCACTCCTGACCCAGTGAGCCAAGTACTTCTTCACCGGCAAGCTGCCCAGCACCTGAGTAAACCTGCACAGGTCGTTCCAAGTGCTTCCCACATCCACTGACGACTGCACGAAAACGTCCAGTAGATCGCCAGCCACAGCCCCGCCAGTTGTCACGTTCAGCATGAAGATGGCCGAATCCGCCCTGGCGAACTCCGGCAGGTCTAATGCAGCAGTAGCGCTACTTGCCGTTCTCAGTCCTGATGCCAGTATCGTTCTCATCGAGTCCTCCTAGAAGCTCCGCAACCGTTCCTCAAAAATCATCCCACCAGCGGAAATGCTGACCGGCTTTTCTTTCGCCATGTCCGCCTTCGCCTTTTCGTATGTCGCCCTGGTGATCTTCTGTTCTCCGCAGTGCGGAGACTCCAGGCCGAAATCGCAGAAATGCGGGATGCCGCTCCTGTAGCACGAAAGGCCAAAGTAGATGTCTTCGCCCGGCTGCGTGTCGAAGGCTGGGTTGTAGACCAGCCGGAACCAGGGCCAGACGAGCTTACTCTCCTGCAACTTGGTGAACACCCATCGTTGAATCGCAATCGCCCCAGTCCCAACCATAGTGCACTGCACCAGGCCAGCGGACGCGGGCAGGCTGCTAATGTCCATATTGGTGAAGCCGTCCTCTACCTTGACGAAGACGCAGGGATCGTATGGGTGGCTGCGGCGGAAACACAGAGCCCCAACCACGCCAACGTTGTGCACTACCAGCCGCTCGATGATGTCACATGGGTGATCGTGGTCGGCATCAAGCATTACCAGCGTGTCCTTCGGGTTGCGACTGTATTCCATGAACAGGCGGCTGATCTTGTTCCTGGCGTCGTCAGTTCGTGTCGGATCTATCGACAGGTGCCGGTAGTCGCGGATGCCCGAACGGATGGCCACCGATAGGAAGTTATTGAACGCGGAGCCGCTGCCAGCGCCAGTACGCTCCGGTAAAGCGGCCCACCAGACTGTCTTACCGGCATCACCGACGACGGCATTCATGCGGCCGTACACAGCGGCAGGTGTATCCGCTCGTCGTTCCTGGCCAACTTCAGACTGTAAGCGTCGGTAAGCGACCCATCGGTAGAGATGCCCCACTTCTGACTAAACAACTGCCAGTTCTTCTCCATGCTGGCTTTGAAGTCAATGCCCAACCGCTCGAATGTGGCTTGGCCGACGTGGTGAATGAAGACGTCCTGGGCCACGGCACAGTGCCAGCCAGCCGCGGCGGCACGGATACAGTAGTCGTCATCGTCATAGTTCCCCAGACCGTACCTGGTATCCAGGGCCCCGACCGCATCTAGCACCTGCCGTCGCATCAAGAGGCAAAACCCGACCAGGCGCGGATAGGCTGTCACCTGGCCGGCGTGATCGGCAGCCCAGGCGTCCGCGAAGGCATCGAAGGATGCAGCATCCTTATAGGCGGCGGCCGTTTGCTGAGGACCACTAACGTTGTTGCTCATTGGCCCGACCAGGCCGACTTTCCCATGGCGACGCAACACGCTTATCATCCGCCCTAACCAGCCGCGCGATACAACTGTATCGTCATTGAGGATGCAGACGTATTTGCCGCTCGTGTTCCTGAGTCCCAGGTTCGTACCAACGGCAAACCCCCAATTTTCCGGGCAAGACAAGTGCACGATCTTCCCGTCCTCGGCCAACTTGCCGAGCCAGGCCGTCATCAATTCGCCGCTACCGTTGTTCACCACATACACCTGGTGTCGCTCAGGTGTGTTGTTTGCAATGCTGTGCAGGCATGACTCGAGTTGCTCGCGGCCGTCCTTTGTGAGAATGACGATATCAGTCAGCGGCTCCTCACACTGCCGCAGCAGCCTGGCCGGCACACCCACCACCGTGGCACATCGAGGCACGTCGTGTGTTACGACGGACCCAGCCCCGATTATGGCGTCGTCGCCGATCTTCACGCCTGGCAGGATGACGACGCCCTCGCCAATGAATACGTGATTGCCGATCTCCACCGAACGGACAGTCAGCGCTTGCCCATGCAACTCACGCATTACGTCATACCCATGCTGGTGATCGGCAATCGTCACGTGCCCGGCGATGATGCAGTCCCTGCCAATGCTGACCCTTTGGGCACAGCCAATGTGCAGGAACAACTCGGCGGATGTGCGCTCGCCGATAGTCAGCAGCGGTTCGTACTTCACTCCAGCGTACTCTGTGATGCACTCAATCCGAGCCCCAAAGCCAATCACAGACTGCGCCCCAAGCTCGAAGCACTGCGGATTCGTCAGCATCAAAGGCTGGATGATCCTACACCCCTGACCCATGCGCTTGAGTTTCGGGCCGCTCGCGCTGGCCCTTTTTTCCTCATCGGCGGTATTGCCCAAGAAGGTCTTGATCCGGGTCAAGATCATCTTCCTGTGGTCGTCGGTCGCATACTTGAAAGCGAAAAAGGCGTGGAAGCCCTCATAGTGAAAATTCTGCAAGACCATCGTGTCGTAACCCAGCGCCTTGAACTCATCCGGCGTCCAACGACTGCGGTGGTCGTGCAGCTCGCGCTGCCCATGCGGGTGAAGCGCCAAACCTTGCTCGCGGAAAATCTTGAACTTCTCCGTCGCAATAAGGTCGTCCGTTTCCCAGGGCACCAACAGGATGATCTCGCGGTCGGCTATCTTCTCGACTTCTTGCAGCAGCCTCAGTGAGTCCTCTTTCGGAAGGTGCTCAATCACGTCGAAGATCGTCACTGTATCCCAAGTACGGTTCCCTGCTGCCGCCTCTGGCACGAACTCGCGGAGATCCCGCTCGTGTACCTCGGCGAAACCCTGCTCCCGCAACTTCACCACCGACGGAGCGAACAACTCGACGCAGGTAATCCTCTCATGGGGGAAACCTCTCAGCGTCCGCCCGTCGTTGCTCCCCAAGTCGAGATGCTTCCCGCTGTCCAACGCATAGAACAACGCTTGCAAGCTCAGCGGATTCTGTGCTTGCTCAAGGGCTGCCTTGCGTTCGTTCCAGAACATCAGGAGACCTCTGGCAGTGCCGGCGGCACTGGTGTGCAGATGGCGGACAGCGGTCGCACTTCTTCAACATCCTCGGCACACACCAGCCGGAGGTATATGGTTGTCGCTTCCTGTGAATGCTCGATGGCAGGTGCTTGGGTGAACTCTTGGTCGCTGTGACCGGAAAGGCCAGTGATACCAGGCGAGAGCTCTGGGGTAGCCGAGCGGGCTACAGCGGAACTACAAGTCACGGACATGTCACAGGCGGCTGGTGCCACTGTGGTGGGAGCACTGTTTGTGTAGATCCAGGATGGTTGGTGCCAGGGTAGACAAGGCATTGGTGAGGACCGTACCGGCCACGGCTCCCATGGCCACCAGTCGTAATGGAAATGGTGAACGTGCTGAGTCACGACTATCGGCCTGAGCCCCGGTTTGAACGTGACCGCGATGAGCCCTGACTGGGAACCCTTGCTGCCACCGGCCTTGCTCGCCTCAGCGCTGCCCAACTTGTAGAACGTGAAGTGGCCATCATCATTGGCGGGTCGCTCTACCTCAATGGACGAATGCGGCTCGACGCGCCACGTGCCCACGTGCGTTCCATCCACCTCCACCCGCGCATCACAGCACACGCTCTGATCATTGCGGAGGCGGATGGAGTAGGTCTGGGCATGGCGCATACGCACGTACCCGCCGGCCACCTCCAATCCGCCTACAACTCTTACTGAGAACTGATTCACGTACATGCAAGTCTCCTTGTGGTTGGAGTCTGTAAACTCATCGGATAGCCGCTACGATAGGGCTGCCCCCGCCTCTAGCGGCGCGTAATGCAAAGTCCACTTGATCTGGCCCGTCTCGGTTTGGTTGGCAACCAACATCTGGAACGCACCAGGCGGTAGGATGAACGGAGCGCCGGCGGCAGTCGCCGTAGCGACAACGCCAGCCGCGGAGATCACACCGGGGTTGGCGAATGTGCCAGTAATGGTAAACGTGCTGTTGACGGCCGCCGAAGCGATATCCACATTGGCACAGACGTCCACCGTGCCCCCTGTGGTGGCGATATGCTGGAGCTTGGCATTGCAGACAGCGTTAGATGAGGCAACTGTCCACTCGCCAAACAAGTCCTTCACCAAGACGTGCCCACCGGCTACGGTGGCGATTGCCAGGGCTCCAGTACTCGGTATTACCTGCGCGGCCTTGAGGAAGGCGATACCTCGATCAACGCGAGTGACTGCGGTCGCGTCGAAGGTTGCAGCATCAAAAGCGGCGTCGGCAATCTTGGCGGCTGTGATTGCATCAGTGTTGATATTGAGGGCACTGAGCGCATAGTCGCCGATCTTCGCCGAGGTAATGGCCGCCGTGTCGATCTTGACTGCGGTGAGTGCATAGGTGGCAATGACGGCAGCGCCAATGGCGTAATCGGCGAATGCCCCGAGATCAATGGCGTCGTCACCTATAGCTGCCGCATCGATGGCTCCAGCAGCGAACGTAGCAGAAGTAATAGCCCCTGTGTCTATCGCAGCAGCATTGATCGCATCGGCTGCAAAGGTTGCGGCGTCAATAGCACTGTTGGCGATGGCGGCCGCATCAATTGCACCTGCCGCGAACGTAGCAGAAGTGATAGCCCCAGTATCTATCGCGGCGGCGGCGATGGCGTCAGCGGCAAACTTGGCGGCTGTGAGAGCCCCAGTAGCGATAGTGACCGCGCCAATGGCATAGTCGGCGAACGCACCTAGGTCGATGGCATCATCGGCGATTGCAGCAGCGTCAATGGCGCCGGCAGCGAAGGTCGCCGAGGTGATAGCACCCGTGTCGATGGCAGCAGCGTCGATGGCATCTGCTGAGAAGGTTGTCGCTGAGATGGAGCCGGCGGGGAACGGGCCAGCGGCGGTGCGCGGTGAATCCACGCCCGCCTGGTCAATAGCATCGGTCTCCTTGTTGTTGTTACACTTGAGCGACCCTGGGTCAAAGATCGTGCCCAACGTGGTGCCATACATCATGTTGCCGACAGCGTTGCCCGTGCAGGCGCTGGCGATCTCGATGGCGTGATTGCCGGCGTTGACGTTGGAGACGATGTTGTCGATCAATTGCAGGTCGGTCAGAACCTTGCCCGCCGGGTTGTGGATGCCTGCATCTGCCCAGTCGCCCTGGACGATGTTGTCACGAAGGACAACGAAGCTGGCCACCTCGCCCAACTCGATACCGGCGTTGCCGCCAGAGGCGGACTGGAAGATTTTGCAGCCGATCACACCGCTGCGATCTACAGCGTTGGCACCGGAGCCGGTCAGATCCACACCTACGAGGAACTGCTTGGCGCTGCCCTCGCGCAACTCGCATCCGATTAGGAGATCATCCGCGGCATTGATGTCCACGACGATCTTCTGGTTGTCAATGTTGTTGGCAAGGAGCACGTTGTAGACGCGGCAGCTAGCCGCGCTGAAGTTGTACTCCGCATCCACGTGTGTGAAGGTGAACGTAGGCCGGCTGGCACCCACGCCCAACCCGATTACAGTCACGCCAGCCACGTCCATGTCGGGCGATAGTGCCGCTGACGAGATCGTCTCGGCGTGCCCTTCGGCCAGGACCACCACATCACCGTTGCCGGCAGTGGTCTTCGCCATAGCCGCATTGATGGTGGCCATAGGGCGGTCGGGACTCTTGCCGGTGTTGTTGTCGCTGGTATTCGTATGGCCATTGTCTACGTGGTAGACCTGGCCCTTCACCCACCACCACGGGTCGCCGGCACCAAGCACCGGCATCCCCATCGAATACAATCCGCCGCGCGCATCAATCGCGCCCCGGCCAACGAACTTCCGTCTTGCTACGTCAGTACCCATGCTAGTTTCCTGTGCCGTTACCGACCACGGTCATCGGGTCGTCTCTGTACTCACCCAGTCTGGTGTCACCCCAACGGGGCGATTTGCTCTAGCATGTGTTCCTCGCGGTCCATCGCCTGGTCTTCTTGCAGGGCGTTCTTGGCCCTGGTTGGATGCCGCTTCTCGAAGTGAAACTGCCGCTCGGCCATGCCGACAAACTGCGCCCCACACTTGGGGCACTGGTGCAGCTCGGCCTTCGCCTCTACTTCACCGAAGTAGCCCAGCCGCACCAGTTTGTCATCGTTGACAGCCCCGGCCAGAGTCACCACTTGGCCCCGGTCGAGAGCCTGCCCCGCGTAGCCAAAGGGCCGCTTGGCCCAATGCTGGATAATCCGCGCCATTGTTAGCCTCCGTTACAAGGGTGTCGCATGGCTGCTAGGCGACAGCGCCCGATACGAACAGGCCGGCGCTGGCGCTGACGGCTTTCATGTCGAAGTAGCTGTTCGACTCGATAATATCCACCTCTCGCTCTTCGTCTCTCATCCGCTTGATCCACTGCAACGCACCCGCAACCCGGCGCCAGACGAAACAGTAGCCGGCCGCGGGCGTGAGCAGACTAGGACGGGCGGGCACGGCCAGCATCAGCCCGTGCTTGCCCCAGATGCGGCTGTAGCTCACGGAGGCCTCAGCGGTCCCCTCAGCCGTCGTGGTCACGAGCGACCTGCCAATGAGCACCTTCTCGAACTCCGCGAGAGAAGCGAACAGGTCAGCGCTCATCACCCCCTTTTGCGTGTACTTGATGGTGTCGATCAGGTCGGGGTGCCACTTCAACTGCAACCAGACCTGCTTGCCCAAGACCAAGACGTTCGGCTCCACGCCGATCAGGGCCTCGACCGTATCGCGGTAGGTGGTCAGATCGACAAGCGGCGTCGAGCCGGCGTAGTCGGACCAGACTGTGAAGTCGGTGCCGCCGGTCTTGGTCGTCGTCCAAGGGGTCGTGATGAAGAAGTCGGTCGCGAACGCGCGTTCGCGTCGCATCAGGAGCTTGTCGGTCACGAACTCGGTGGCATCGCGGTCGAGGTTGAACGGAGCATCGGCGTTGCCACGCTCCTCGTCGGATACTTCCTTGCGATAGGAATAGCGATCGCAGAAGTATTTCATCGTTACGTCCACGGTCCAGCCGCCACCCTGGGACTTGGTGCCCGGGGCGCGCAAGCGGGCCTCATCGCGGAACCAGTGGCTTTGATCGTACTGCGGGATGATGTCAGACTGGCGCATCACCTCGACAATCGGGAACACCTGGTCAGCGATGTAGGCCGGGTTCTTGTACGCGATAGACAGGTTGGTCAACAGCGAATCTACGTGGAGATCACTTGCCGTAGGGGTAGGCATGCCTTATTCCTCCTAAATTACCAAGAGCGTGGCCATTGCAGGCCATCGTTACGCGTCTAACGCGGTGCGCCATGGCACACACGCCGGGTACAGCAGGACGCGGATGATAGTGCCGTCCGCACTGGAGGCATCCATTGCCATGCCCTTGACCGTGTAGTCAGCCGTTGCCTTGGCGATGCATTTGCCGGTAGCACTGGTTCCCACTAGCGAGCCAGCACTGATGCCGCCCGCCGCCGTGCCATCGGATACCCATTTCGTCATGCCCATGATACGCACCTGGGCAGCGTGGCTGGTCGTCGGATCATTCTGGAGCACGCCGATTACCTTGTCCGCAATGCCATCGCAGGCGTCTACCTGGTCGGCTGCCGACAACTCCACGGCGTAGTATTGCTTGCTCGACAGATCGTTCTCCGCCTTGAAAGACTCATCCCAGAAGTAACTTTCGGTCGCCATGTCAAATCTTCTCCTTGAAAGTCACAACCCGTTCAGGGGTTAGACTTTCACCGACACTTCCTGCTGATATTCCCTGTAGAGTCCGGGATTCTCATCCATCACCCTGCTGAGAGCGTCAGACATGCTCAACCCGGATTCCTTCTGAACGAGTGACTTCGCCATCTGCTCTAGCTTTTCCATCGCTGAGCCAGCAGACTGGGCGCCACTCTTGCCTTTTTCCTTGAACAGGTCGCCGGCGGTTATTGCCGCATCCGCCGCCTTCAGGACCTCTTCGATTCTCTTCAGCTCGTCAGGAGCCTTCTCCTCAAGGGCCTTCAGGATCGGCCCAAGATCATCGGGCTTGATCGCCAACGAGTTGTACTCGGCGGTAGCCTTGGCGATCCACTCCTTGGTCAGGCGCTGGTCGCGCTCCGCCTTCAGGATTGCCTCCATCTTGGCCACCTTAGCGACAGCTTCCCCGTGCTCTTTCCACAGGGCCTGGATAGCCGGACGCACTGCCTCTGGCACCTGGGCGAGATCCAACTCGCCCGCCTTCTTCGTTTCGCTCACAGGAACCTTCTCCTCTAGCTTCTTCTTCTCCTCATCGGTGAGCTCCGCCTCATCCCAGGGGAACCCGCCGGCCTTGGCGAGGGTCTTGAGGATGTCCTCTGGGAGTTCCTCTCTGTACGCTTGAAGGAGGCGGACGGCTCCCTTCACCGCCTCCTGCGCCTTCTGCGACAACTGCTTCTGCTTCAGTATCTCATCCACTTCGACCTCGTTCTCCAACGGGGCCTCCAGAACGGCCTTCAGGATTGCACTACTCATGGGCTCGCCTCCTGATTTCAGCACTAGGAACTTTTTTCCCGTGGCCGCTTTGGCCACGAGACTTATTTCGACTGCTTCCAGATCTGTGAGTTGTTTTGGCATCACGCACTCTCCCTGTTAGCCCAGCCACCGACCGAGAACCCGGAATACTCACCCTGCTTGACGGACTTCCAGAGCTTGGCGTCGGACACGTGCACGCCGATCACCCATGAGCCGCTCTTCACGGTCTGCTCGCCCACGGTCATGTTGGCTGGCGCTGTATAACTCTCGATCACCTCGACCGGTGCCAATGTCTTGTGCCCGTCCCCAACGACCCGAGACTTGACCAGAAAGTTGTGCGCCGCCTTGGCGATCTCGTCAGCGGAGATCGTATCGTTTTGCTCATCTACGGTGTCCGGCTCGAGTACCACGCCGTATATCTCTTGCTTCTCGTCATCAGCTTTGAGAATCGTGCTCGTGTACTCTTTGCTCACGCGACTGCCAGGTCGCTCACTGTCATCGAGCGGCTGAGTCGCGTTCAGGGCCTTCCTGATTTGCTTCAATTTGCGTGCTACCTCGCCTGAGTCACCCATCAGGCGCACCGCCGTAGGATGAGGGAGCGTAAAATCCGCCCTGCCGGCCAACGCCCCGCGTGCGACCTGGCCCAGGGCGACCACTACCATGGGTGAGCCGCTGTCAATCTCAGCGTGCAGGCTCTTTTGGCAGCCTTCAATCTCGTCTTCGTCCGGCTCCCTGACCTTGCCCTTCTCGTCAAGCAACAAGTGATCAACCACAAACAGGAGACGAGTATCCTCGCGCGTCAAGCCAAGAGGCTCCAGGTAAAGACTCTTGAACACCTTGCCGCTAGGCCCGACCATGGCTTCCTGCCGAGCCGCTTCCAGGTGGCCGGGAGATGCGGCAACGAAGGTGATCCGTGGTTGCGCCTTGGCGACTGAACCCTGTTTCTCCCCGGGCCACGTACCCACTACGATCTTGTGCGCCATCGCACACAGACCCTCAGCATCTGTCACCCAACTCCAACCGCTCACCAGATCCCTGCAGGCCGTAAAGAAACCCGGATCATTGCCGATCTTGTCAGCGATGCGCTGGGCTGCATTCTCCATCCCGTCGGCCTTAGTGATTTCTTCCGGCACGTTTGCTCCTTCAGCGCTTTCGCCCGTGGCCTGTAGCTCGGAGTTGTCTTCCAAGTTGGCCTCATCCCCCAGATCAGCCCAGGTAGCGCGGAGCGCGGCAGGCACGTCTTCCATTGCCCTCCTCACCCGCTCTGGCAATGCCTTGTCCGCCAGCAGGGCAGTCAGGTCTATGAGCATCCGCCTGGCGCGGTTCTTGATCGTGGCGGCCTTGCTTACGTTCCCTGAGTCTGGACTGCCTTTGCCAACGCCAGACTTGCTCGCGTTCTCACTCGCCCATATCGCCCCTATCTGCGCCTGCGCCTTCTCGCGAGACTCGTGGCAGCCGAGGGTATCACCGAAAGGCTCATTATCCTGACCTTTCCTGTAAACACAGAACCGCTTGTCGCCAGAGCCAGTTTCAGCAACGGTATAGGGCATTACGCCTCCACCATCTCCCCAGGTGCCTCAACGACAACCTCCTCGCCGCTGGGGAAGACGAGACCGGTATCGCACCTGCAACTACAGTGCAGTGGTGGCATCATGATCTGCTCGCCGTTTCCGCCCGGCTCGGTGAACGGCTCCATGATCCCCACTTCCTGTCCGTCCATGGCGTTACAGCGGTCGCAAGTTCTCTCGTCCTCGGCAACGATCCATTTCCGCTTCGTCCCTATGTCCAGGTACCCTAGACGCAGCCCTTCCTCGTAGCCCTCCTGATTGCCGCGGCTCATGGCGGTATGCATCTCCGTGCGGGCAATGTTGTCCGCACGCAAACGCAACGCCTGTGCATCGTACCGCTCCACCATCCGCTCGAGCCGTTCTCCTGCCATTCCATCGGCTTCCAACCGACGGCGGTAATTATCAGAGGCGATGGCCTGCCGCTCGGTCAGACCTACCATCGCCCGTATCTGGCGGCTTGCCCAGTAGGGATGACGGCCTTCCTCAATGGCTCGCATGGCCACCCCACGAATGGCTTGCTTCGTCTCGTCACTCACCCTCGTAACCATGGTGGCCATGTACTGGCTGGCCCATTCTTGGGTTCGTGGCAGTAGGTGCTGACCACCGAATCCCAGCATGACAGCGGTATTCGTGGAGGCGAGACCAGTTGCCTCAGAAATGATTGCCTTGAGGGGCTGGAAGTGGCCTAGTAGCAACTCCCAGGGCACAGCACGCACCACGCCATCCACGTCGTTGCGGGCAAGGGCACGTTCAATGTCCGTGATCGCCGTCGCCTTACCAAGGCGCCGTAGCGCACGGATTATCGCCGCCACTGCCTGCTTGACGGTTGCTGGAGCCTGCTTCGTCACAGGAACGATCACGCGATTACTTCCACCATCTGGGAACGAAAAGAGCGCCGGGATCGGCGCACTTTTGGCGCTATCTCGACGCTCAAGGCGTACTTATTCGGTTGGGTCGCTATATCAGGCTAGCCTAGCTCGTAGACCCCGAATGGCTGGCTTCATACACGGCATTATCCGAGCGTTCTGTCTGCTCCGATTCCGGTTTCTCCCCGCACCGCTCATCATAGTGCTGCATCAGCGCGGTGCGCTCAACATTGGCGGCCCACTTTGCAAGGCACGCAAAACCGCAGAAGTCGAATTCCAGCCTAGACGATACAGTCAGCCAGAGTCGGTCTGTCGTCTCTTCGGGACATTCCCGACCGCACTGGTCGCAGCGTAGTATCCGGCTCATCTCAGGCGCACTCCTTCTGGCGCTCTTTCAGGGCCAAGATTTCGGCCCGCAATTCCTCATAGTCGAGCGTCTCAACATCATCCACGGCTGTATCACGATCTAGCAGCAGGCATACCAACCCGCGCCAGATAAACGGATTCTGGTACTCATTGCTCCGGCTGGTCATCAGGCGCACTCCTTTGCGTGCTGGCGCTCTCGCTCTTGCAGCAATTGTACCACATCCTCAAGCCGAATCGAATTCGTATGCTTCACCCCGCCGTGGCGACTCTCGATCACGAACACCCCATCATGCACGCGGGCGTATGGCTGATGGCAGTCGCCGCAGCGGATGTAGCCGCGCTCGTCAACGGTCATACGACCTGCTGAGGCGTTTGCTCAGACGGCTGAGCCTGCGGTTGCAACACCAACAGATCAGGCATTATCGCTTGTGCGATTGGGTCCACCGGGCATGCTGACCGCCAATACGTCGCCCCAGGTATGAGTTGAAACTGTCATGAATAGTCTGAGCACTACTGAAATCCCATTTACCAATCTGGGCACTAATGGCAGGCACTGAAACTGCCCGTGAGAGGCGATCCAGAACCAGACGCTGGCGGGCATGGTCAGCAACTAGTTCTGTCGTCGGATTACGATGGCCCATCAGTTCCAGGACACTACGCGAACGCTCTGTGTCCAGTGGCACAGCGCTAGCATCATTCAGCACTTGGTTCACCACATCAGCCGTGTTGTATTTGCGTCCAGCAATCGTACGATTCTCACCGCCTGTAGCGTTGCCCTCAGGCACTCCATTACCTGTGCTACTACCACTACTGCCCCCGCCATCGGGCGCACTCCCCCCCATTTCCCCTGGCCTGCCGGCGTGTCCCCAATTGCCGCTGCCGGGGCCGCCTTTCGCAACAGCATTGGTCTCTCCAGACGCTTGCCGCTCTGCAGGCAGCACGCTAGCCTGCGTCTGCGTTTGCTCCTGGGCGGCCTGTTGCGCTGCCGCCTCAGCCGCGGCCGTCCGTTCGTCCTCAGTGGCCTGTTGCTCCGCCTCCTGCATCGCCCTTGCTTCCTCCGACTTCTCGGGCAGCTTGGCCGCCTGGCGAATGTACGCCTCCAGCGCCTCGTCGGGGAACAACGGCATGCCAACCCCCGCCATCTTGTTCAAGAACTCTGACAGTACCACCAGGTCTGGCGTGTCTATCTCACTGACCTCCAGCGTCGGGTTCAACTCCTCCGGAAAGCCATTCAATGCCGTAAGACGCGGAATCGCGTAGCGATTGAACACGGCGGCAATGTCGTTTGCCCAGGCTTGCAGGGCCATGCTAAACAGCCGTGTCTTGCTAGTACTGAGTGCAAACGACCCAACAGCCTCGTGGCCTAACAGGATGAAGTCAGCGAGCACGGTCATAGCAATGCGCTGGTCGTAACGCGCGATCACCTTGTCCGTGTCAAACTGGCGCGACCCTCCCGTAGAGAGCAGCGTCAGGTCATAGACCTTGTGGCCTGCCTCGTCGTAGGCCACCGGGAAGATCACACCCTCCTGCGCATCGCGCCGGATGTTGGCGACGATCTGTTTGAGCGCCGTGAGCACCGCCTTGTCCGCGGCCGGCGCGTTGGAATCCAGAATGCGAGGCGGCACCCAGGCTACCGGCAAGCCTGCCAGGTCGCGCTCGATGCCCACCGCCTCGATCTCCTGGATACGCTTCTTGAAATAATAGGGCTGATAGCAGGAACGCAAGACCGAGCGGCCTTCGGGATTGCCCTTCTGCGCCTGCGTCCTGAATAGCAAGGCTTTCTCGATCGGGATCGTGATAATCTGGTAGTCAGGGGGAGAGGATTGGATCATGGCCTGGACGCCGCCAGTCTCGTCGAATACCCATTCCTGCAGCGTATCCTGAGCGCGAATCGGTATCTTACGCCAGCCTATCTTGCCATCGCTGTACTTAGATCGCTTCGTCGCGTCAGCGTTAGGCCCCTGCCGAAGCTTGTAACAGATCTCTGTATAGGCCCACCCGTAGACAAGCAGGGAGAGGATGCCGGAGATCATCTCCTCCCAGGTCATACTCATGTCGCCGCGGCAGGACTCCACGAACTCCGCCACTTCCTTGGCCTTGGGAGTCGTATCTGCTGGTTCCACACGCCAAGTGGCCTGCCGAATAAGCATGTCCACGGCAAAGAGGACAGCAGCAATGACGGGATCGTTCGCGGACATCTCCTTGTAGACTTTTGTGGCCCGGTTGCCGCGCAACTCAAGCAGGAACTCCTCGTAGACGTAGCCCCCTGTCCGAACGAGCCCCGTTTTCCCTAATTCTGCGAGATCTACAGCAGGTTTAGCCACCACTCTCAAATCTCCAGGGGTTCACTTGCTCAATGCTGATAGGGACAGGAATGGAAATGGCATCCGGCTGCTCGCAGGCTGCCCAGGCAAGGGCCAATGCCATCACGGTGTCATCGTGGTTCGTACCCGCCGCAGCCAAGCGCCACAGCCCCCCAGCCGTCTGGCTGGCCACAAAGTTTGCCAACTCGTGCTCCAGCACCGGACAAGGCTGTAATTGCAACCCTTTCTCGTGCAGCCCTTCATGCAGGGTTGCCATGATGTCTGCCTTGCTGGCATTGGTGGTCTCGAAGGGTCGCACTACCAGCCCCAGCTTCTGTAACTCCTCGATATTGACCCCACCAATGCTATTGTCCTCGGCAAGCAGAAATGACAGATGCCAGCGGCCATAGCATTCGGCAATGCGCCGGCGAATCTCCCCCCACGGTAGATGGCGCACGTGCAGCAACTCTACGTGTCGCCTTGCCGTCTTGTCCACCACCACCAGTGCCGTGTAGTCATTCGCCTGTCCAAAGTCCAGGCCGGCGCGGTATTCATGCCCCTTCTGGTGCTGAGTTGGTACAGGTGCCACGAAACAGTCCGCGACGTTGCCGAAGTAGCTGTCGCCGCTGGTCAGGAAGCAATTGTACGGGTCTTCCGGGTATTCTTGAATGAAAAACCCTTTGAGTTCGGCCTGCTTGCCGCGACGCCATTTGATCTGCTCTGAGGAGAGGCCATGCCGCTCAGCCATCCCCTTCTCCTCTGGCGTGTAGGCCAGCGTCTCGCCAGGTTCTAGCGCTATCCGATAGTCGTCATCCCACCACCACGGGTAGAAGTGCAGCTTCCAACCACCTTGCCCGAGAAGCGCCTCCATGCACTTGTCGTAAAACCAACCTTGTGCGCCGTTAGGCGTGCTCTCCAGCACCGTGTCAGGTGAGCCGCCTTGCATAGCGCCGGCCATGATCCGCTCGGCATCCGGCCAAAAGGCGACCTCGCTGCCGTGGCAATCTGAGTAGGTGTCGCCGCGACCGATCTCGACGCTGCCAGCGGTAGCGATGATGGAGGTGCTGTCGAACTCTGGATAGGTGGCCAGGCTGGCGTTGCTGTATCGACGCGCCGGCTGCGCGTTGCCAAAGCGGCAATGCTCCCAGAAGCGGTCAGCCATGCGCCGGAGTTTCTGGGTGCTCTCATAGTCGTGAGCCATCGTCATCGTCGTGCGCGTGGTCGTCACCGTCCGCCGAAACAACTCGCCCTGTATCACGGTGCTGAACCCCAGTTGCCGCGCCTTGAGCACCAGGTCACGGCCGGTGCGATTGGCCATGAAGTCGCGTTGGGCACGATTGAAGCGAAACCGCACCAACTCTTTGTCCTTGTCCAATATCCACAAGAAGTGACGGGCAAAGAGGGCGGGATCATTCAGGACTTGGGATGGCGTGACCATCACTCTCCACTTTCCGCACGAAGTCTGCCCAACTCAGAGCCACGCCTACTTGTCCGCTATGCTCTTGCTGTATGCGAGTCGTCTCACGGTATATCTCCGGGCGATGTGCCTTGAGCAAAAAGATCAGCAAGAGGTCACTGGAGGACCGTGCCCGCTGCCAAGCTTCCGCCGCCAGCACGTCGCAAGCGTCCTCTAGCGCCTCGTCCCAGTGCCGAGCGAAGCCCTTGTATTGATGGCGGTTCCGGTAGGCCGTACGGCGGTCGATGCCGGCTGCCTGGCAAGCAGCGCGCACATTGCCACTATTGCGCAGCGCGGCTAGGAAACGCGGCCACCACTCCCGCCCTTTTTCTGGTGTGGCATTCTCGGCTATCGTGGCGATGTTGAGGCGTTCGGCGTTCATGCGGCGTCGGCGCAAGCAAAAGCGCCCGACCAGACAGGCAGAGGTCGGGCGCTCAGCAGGAGTGGATAAACGCTAGGGCAGATAGGCGCGTAGATCCTCTTTGAGGTAGTAGCGACAGCCGAGCGATTCCAGCAGGTCGCGCACTTGCCAGGCAAAGAGCGGCCAATCTGTTTGGCGAGCGCGCTCGTGGTAATTGAGCGTCCCGACCTTGTACTCATCCACGAACGTGTGAGTCTCGCGGACGATCTGCATGGTGATATCGGGGTCAATGACAGGTTCGAGGCTGACCCACGTCGGTATCCCGCGCTGGTGGAAGTAGCGCAGCGTGTCGATACGATCCTCAGGCGCAGCGGCTCCCGGTTCCCACTCTGAACTATTGCCCTTGTCCAGGAATGTGAGCGTAGAAGCGAAGGCATCCTGAGGCGTGAAGAGATCCGCGTCGCGGATCGCGCGGCTGCCGCCCTTGGTAAGGACACTGAATGGGACGTTGTAGTGCCGGCAGAGTTGGAGCGCCTGGCGAGTGAGTTGCTCACGAATATCGAGGCGCTGGTAAGGGTCACTGGTGAAACTGAAGAGCACCTGGCGCTGGTCGCCGGATTCGGCGTAGGTGCGGCATTCCGCCTCCAACTTAGCAATGATGCCAGGGCGCGGCTCGGGCTTTCCGAACGCTTCCCGCGGCGAATGGATAGCGCCCGGAGCGTAGCAGTAGACGCAGCGATGGTCGCAGCCGCGGTAGAGGTTGCAGGCGAGTTCCCGATACTCACGCGCCCGACCTTTGGCCTCATAGATGATCTGTCCGTTGCGGAATGGGGTGGAGACACGCCACCCTGGCCTCTGAGACTCAAACATTCCGAGTTGCGCTGGATGCATCGGATGCCTCCTATGCTGGCAAACTGCTTAGCTTTGTATACTATCATTATACTATACTTCTTGGCAGTTTGTCTAGTAGGAGGCCGCCGTAGAACATGGTATTTTGCCTCACTCTTTTGGCCACCACACCCGAAACGAGCTTGATGCCCGCGATCTCAGTGAGCGAACGCACCATCAGGTGGACAATAAGATCCGCATAGCGCGTCAGCAAGCGATAGTCCGAAAGCCCCCTGGCGCCGATGCTGACGCGTACAATCTCATTGCTCTGATCCTTCATACCCCGCTCTTCGCCACAAGTGAAAGCGAGCCCAAAACGTCCATCTGCCCGCCTGTGAAGAATACGCCGCGCCACCAGCCAGGGGCTGACATAGCAATCCAGATCGTATACGTTGTACTCGTCTATGGCCAAGCTCTGCACCGCTCGCTCCGCTGACATGCGCAGTGTGGTGGCGTGGTTGTGTGGCTGCTCTTTGTCCACGCCCAGGTAAGCCTCAGCATCACGCCATACTTCCTGCCACATCCGCCCCGAAGCGCCGCAATAGAGGTCTAAGACTCGCGGGCTGGGCAACGTATCCATGAGCCAGCGACGCACGGCCACTTTCTGCCAAAGTCCCGTATTATCATACTGTGGGTTCGTTGCTGACTTCAATGCGCACCCCAAGCGCCCTGAGCTGCTCAAGGATTGGCATCACATCCGGCAATAACTCATAACCGAAGGTGGCCAAGCACCAGACCGGTCTCTCCGGCAAGGTCTCAGCATCTATCTCTTCCAGCGTCCTATCGTCCATGTCACCATCGGCTCTCAGCCCCGCATCGTCAGCAAGGTCGCTCAGCATCGCGGTGATCGCCGCGCTGTCCGTCGTGACCTCGTGGAGCAGCGCGTCTAGTTGTTGCTTGTCCGCGATGGCGAGGGCGCTGAGCGGGTCGTAGGTCGCAAGAATGAGCGCCTCTTCCTGCTCAGTTAACTCCACATACGTAACGGGCACGGTCGGCTGATGCTCTCGCATGGCCAGGGTAACGCGAAGGTGGCCATCGACTACAGTGCCGCTAGTCCTGTTGACGATGATATTCTGGACGATACCAACCTGGTGTAGTACAGCGGAGAGTGCTTCCTGTTGAGGTCGAGGATGGACCCTCCAATTACGGCTGCTAGCTAGGAGTTGGTCTGTGGCTTCTTCACCATAGCCAACAATCCTATTAGCCCAGGGGTTTGACATGCTGGCACGCTCTGCCTTTGACTTGGACCATTTTGTAGATGTAGCAATTGCGTTACGCTTCGCCACCTACGCCCCCCGCCAGCCGGATAAGCCCCTCGATCCAGTCCTCGGCACCGCGCAACGCCAACTCCCACTGCTGTACCGCCATCTCGTCCGGCGGCGCCACGTCCTCGCTTGCTGCCGGTGCACCGAGCACCTCGCGGCCAACGCCCAGCAACCGCAGCGCCGCCCTGAGCGCACTCGCAAGGCTGTGTGCCTGCAGGGGAGCGAGAGCGGGCAAGCCGATGAGACCGAGCTCACTCATGGCTCGCCATTCTCCTCATCATCTTCGTGCCATGCCGGTACGTGGCCCATATCAATGATCTGGCCGCAGAGAAGTCTCACTCCCCGGCGAAATGACGCGATGCGCCTGCGCAACGTCGCCACCTCGCATTCCAGCGCCGTAATCCTTTCGTTGAGTGGCTTGAGCAACAGAAGCACCGCTTCGGTCGTGGCCTTGTTAGCATCGGCATTGCTCCTGCGCCTGGCGGAGAGGGCGACGATCAGGCCGGCCAGGGCGGTGATGATGGCGACGATGAAGCCGGTATCCATGCCCACCATGCTCTATTCTCGCAGGGCCTTCTGGCCAGAATAGAGGCCGGCCGCGGAGAGACCAGCGATGATGCCCGCCAACACCACTAGCGGCCAGGCGTCAGTGAGAACGTCGCCCGCTTTGAAACCGATAGCAGCGACGATGCCTAGCACCACCGAGAGGAGGGAGGCATACCGGCCAGTCATACCGCTTTCCTTGGCAACCTGCACGAGACCGACGATCACGCCAGCGGCAAGCACCTCGAATACTGCCAGACTCATATTCACCTCAGACGTGCAAAAACCGGGGCATCTACTACCCCGGCTATCATCATACGATATCAGATACCCGATTCCATGAGTTTGAGGGAAAACCCATTACACCAATTCGCGCGCGGCGATCACCTGCCACTTCCCAGCCGCGTCCTGGTAGATAGGAATGACACGTGAGATAGAGCAGAGCATCTCATAGGCACCATGCGGAGTGAATCCTGTCAGCAAACCCGCCTGGTGGTTACTAACGGCATCGCCATGTGCCAACGCCCATACAACTTTTGCAGTTGCTTCCCTCGTGGTTAGTCGCTCCTCTCCCATACACTTCTCCCTTGCCTCTGCCATTCCCGTCTCCCTCAATTGCACACCGGCCAGCACAGCAGCAGTCCCTCGCATTCCCGACTCACTTCGCGCTGCCGTCGCGCCCAGGTCGACCAGGCAATGTAGCGGCCCAGGAGTGGGACAGTGTACAACCAGGCAGCCAGGACGCGTGCCATCCACAGACCGTCAGGCGTCATGTTTCCTCCGTTGCCAATATCGCGCCCATGACGCATCCAGGCGCGTGGGTGTTGCTTCCTCCACAGTGAGGGCATGGCACTCTGGCATAGGCTCTAATACGCCGTATGATCTCGTGCAGCGCTGCCAACCGCTCCTCCGGGGTAGTCCACCAACGCACCTCTTGTGTCATGGGCCTTCGATTACCTTGGTAGAACGTCCGGTAGTCATGCCAAGGGCAACCGAGGAAATGCACTGATGGTGCCTTACAATATGGGCACTCATAGCGCCCATAGTGCTCATAATACCCATAGCGCCGAATTCCAGCCTCCTCGATAAGTTCGGATACTAACTTTGGCCCTGGAGGCGGGTCGGCGGATACCCGTTCCAAGTCGATCACGAATGCTTCTAGGATTTGCTCCAATTCTGCGATCTCTGCGACAAAGCTTTCCTCCATTGGCCTAACGATCTGGCCCATTCCCCGGAACTGCCAACAATCGCAACCATCCACCGCGCAGGAGACATACGCACCATCGCCCAGAATGTGCTCCTGATTTAGATGCCCACAGAGGCAACGTACCAGCATCGTCACTCCTCCTCAATGCTCATGTTCCACTATCACCAGCCCCAACCAAACCCCGCAGGTGCCGACCGCAGTAGGGACAGAATGTCGCTTCCGGGATTAGGTGGAATGCTGTGTTGCGTCCTATCTCGAGGCGTCGGGCAGCCAAACCGTTTGCCATGCCTTCAGCATAGAGTCTGGCATACGTCTGAAACCCAGGACTGTTGGTATCAGGAATTTGCCTGTTCCTGTAATCAATGGCATCGGCGGCATGGCCACCACGGGCAACCCAGGCATCGTGAACTAAGTTGCCAGTATTACCATCGGCATCATTCGGTTCTCCATACCTAAACCGACCGTCTTGATAGCCATCGGAATACGGTGTGCCAAGCATAATGAGCGGCGGTTCCGGGTTAGACGCCACCTGAGCGACGGACGGACAGAGTAGTTCGCGAAACTTGGCAGCCAATCCCATCATTCCCCCTCCATCACCGTAGAGGCACCACGTGTTGCCTGATCTGCTGCAGGTCCCGCTTGATCTGCTGGAGCTCGAGTAGGATCCGCTCCAAAATGTCGTTCGGATGCGGCTGCTTCGCACAAGTGTGGGTAGACTCAGATACCCATGCTCCACAATTTAGACAGCACCAACCAGATATAGCCTTTCCGGTATAATCGCTCGCGGGTCCGTTCTCAGTCATTGTTCCCTCCCTCAGCGTGCCAATGTGGCAACGACGCTTTCCCAGTCGGATGGTCGCCACAAACGCACCTCACATTGCCCTGTTGCTAATAGTGCGTCCAACCATGCCGCCTGGTGCGGGGATACCCTGCCCCGTTCGCTCTTGAGTTCGGCCCAGACAATGCGACGCCCACGCACCATCGTCAGATCAGGATACCCAGCAGGGCTATGATCAGAACGCCAGGTATGGTAAGTGCGCCATCCCATCCAGGCAGCCAATTCGAGAACCGTCGCCTGGAACTCACGCTCTGAAATCGCCAAGGTCGGCGCGAGGATTCTCATCCAAAGTCCGCAGTCGACGGACGTTATGCGGCTTGGACCATTCGCATCAGCGCATCAATGGCGTTGCGCCGTGCTTCCGCCATCACACCATAGTCAATCTCGCCTCGCACATTCGCCCTGACAGCGCTTTCGACGCGCGCCACTTGGACGATGACAGCATGTCGCAATTGCTGGTCGGTCACTTCGCTTTCTCCTCCTGGCGCACGTCGAGCGCCTTGAGAGCGGCGCGTAGATCGCAGCGATACGACGTCTCGCAGAGACGACCACAGTAGTTCAGACATCGCTTGGCGGCATCTACTGCCACTTGCATCGCCACCACCTCCGCCTCGGCTTGGGCGGCGATATGACCAAGAAAGGCGCGAATCGTGCCGAAGTCTAGGCTCATATAGTTGCTGTCGGGTGCTTCCACATAGTCGCTTTGCCACCGATGCCAACGTTCCAGTTGGTGCTCACTCAGCATTTTGCTCATCGTTCACCTTCTTCGCCGCGACTGGCAGTCCCGGCAACCAGCGCCAGTGAGTGATGAGAGACTCCCATCCACCACGGGCATCAAGATGCCACCGCATATCGGTAGTGATCCAAGCCAGTCCGTATCGCTCACCGTCAGTGACCAGTACGGGCTTGCTGTAGTGACGGTCCCTCTCAATGCACGGCAGGGTATTTGCCACCGATACCCATAGGCCCTGATTGTCAGGACAATCCCAGCATCCACTGACCTCACGAACCATCGTCTGACTCATTGCTCTCCTCCTTCGCACCCAGTGCAGCCAGGGCCTCTCGCGTTGCAATGCCCTTGTCCAGGAGTTGCTTGTAGGCGAGGTGAGTGGCGGCCAGGGCCTCCGCGGAATGATCAGCACTCGCCTCCGCGACGCGGACATTGACCCAGGCAGCCAGGGCCTTATCGCATCCCATAGCCGTCTCTGCCACCGCCTGCAGCCGCACCAACTCATCGAGCATGGCCTGGCCGGCAGTGCCGGAGAGAGCGTCTTTGCCCATCTGCAATGCCTCGTGTGGCCCGTAGCATCTCTCTTCCCATGCGAAGCTATGCGAGTGATCGTCATAGTCCAGAACGGCACCCAAGCTACGCTGCACGTGCCCTAGCGCCTCCCGCATTGACGCCGCCTCAGCCTGCGTAGCCGCCAGCGCCTCGGCCTGGCCCTCTATGGCTCTGGTCTGACAGTCTGAGATGTTGTCGGCGAGCGTCAGCGCGGCTTTACAATCCGCTAGAGCCTCATCCTGGGCATTGATGTGCAATAGCAAAGAGCGAATATCCTGTTCCGCTTTTGCCAGCACAACTCCGGGATTGATGCATGACTCCTCAACCCAGTCCTCATACAGCAGATATAACTCCCCTTTACTGAGTACCATCGCTCACCTCCCTCGTGAGTCTGAAACTCGCGCCAATCTGATCGAAAGCCGCTTGGAGCCGCGCCACCTCATCGAGCATGGCCTTGCCAGCGGTGCCGGAGAGAGCGACACGTATCGATTTGCAGGTCAAACAGTCCTGCCACCGTACAATCTGACCCGGATCGTCAACCCGAATCCCTACACATTGCCGGCCTTCGCCTTTACAATTGGGGCAGCGACGCAATGCTGCCTCCAACTCACTCCGCATCGCCGCGGCCTCTGCCTGTGCCATCGTCAGCTCCTCGGCCTGGGCGGCGACGTGACCATATGCCCGCCGAACGAAATCATCTGCATCCAGATGCTCCGCTGTCTCTCGCCAGTTAGTCAGTTCCCGCTCACTCAGCATCTTGCTCATCGCTCGCCTCCTCCATGCACTCTACCGAGCAATAAGTCTGCGCGTCATCAATCTCTCGCTCGCAAACAGGGCAGTGTTTGCAGGTTAGGCCAGCGTAGCGGCTATTTACCGCGTTATGTTGCGAGGGCAGGAGAGGACGCCGGTAGCCCTCATCACATTCCTGCTTGATTTTGTCTATCCAATCATCCTTCATCGCTCGCCTCCTGTGCTCTGCGACACCCGGCACATACATCGGCTGTCCCCAGCCGTTGGCAATCGGCACAGTCGCTCTGATCATCCGACGATAGAGGCGGCACACACCTCTGCTCCGCCTCCTCCTGTGGCAGGGGGAACAGGCCTTGGAACCAATGCGTCACCGCCGCCTCTCCCTCAAGGGCCTCGGTCGTCTCTGAGTCGAACCATTGAGAGAGGCCATCCCAGTTGGTATACCAGGCCTTGCGCCACTCGGTGCCCGTTATCACCGGCAGATCCTCAGAGCAGTAATCCTGCTCAGGATCGGTTGTGGGCAATCTCTCGCTCGCGGCCACCCAGCGGGTCTCAATCTTCGCCATCGTCACCCTCCTCAGCCATAGGCAACGGCGGCATACCTCGCAGCCAGTGAGTCACAGTCCCGCAGACGTGCGCCCACATTGTTGTTCCAGAATGCCATCGTCCTGTCTCCATTCCAGGTATACCGAGTATCAGACTGATGACCGGAACCTCGTCACCGAGACCATTCTTATTGACGGTCGGCAACTCGCCGCTGCTCACGGCCACCCAGCGCGTGGCATCGGGGAGCGAACAATCTGGCGAGAGCCAGCACTTGTCGCCTACCGATATAGCGGGTAATTCCACTTCCTGTGCCTTACAATAGGGCGCACCGCCCTCTGCTTCCGGCTCCCGGTAGTGATCACAGTCGCGACAGTCGGTGATATACATAATCTTGGCTGGTAGATTTATCATTGCCTCACCCTCCTTTAGCGCCTAGCGCAGCAATGGCAGCATCAGCGGCATCGTCATTCCCTTCTCGTCGCCTCTCGCGCCTAACCCGGCTTTGTCGTCACCATGTGGAACTCGTGCTCTTCCTCGCAATTACAGTCCGTGCGATATGCGGGCTCACACTCAGTCTCGTCGTGGTCACGCCAGCCTACACAGGTCATCAGGTCATCGAGAACACAGCCACATTCGCCATAGGGCTCAAGTAGGCCATCATATCCGTTCGCCACCAGGTATGCCGTCACGATGTCACGGACGGTCGCCATTTGTGTTTGCCTCCCCCTCGTCCTCATCATCCCTCCCCCCATCAGCGGCCGCACGCCCCCGCCACCGCGCTCGCTTTCCCGCTCGTCCGGTTGCACGAACCCACAAGTGATGAGCGCCAGACGGAGATCATAGCCGTCACACTGCTCCGCTGGCGTGTAACCGCTGCATACCTCGTCCTTGCACTGCTCGCAGTACATGTTCAGCACGGCAACCGAGAGTGCCGCAGTTTTGGCAAAGGCTATTGCCTCGTCCTGGGTGTACCTCATCCGTTTCTGCGTCACCGTCCCTCCCTCATCAGCAGCCTTCGCCACTCACCACCCCCCGGTGCCCCTCGTGTCGCCCGTTCCATCTTTCGCAGACATCTGGGGCAAAACGGCCTCCCGGCTGACCATTCCGTTGCCCAATGATCCCAAAACACGCGCGAGCCACAGATGGCTGGGTGATCGTGCCAACCCAACCATAAGTGCAGGACACGACCGCCCCAACATCTACCAATAGTGAACCTTTGTGGCCGAATATGTGCCCTGTACCCCGCTAAGAGTTGCCACTCTCTCTCGGTTATCATCTCTCTCCCATCACCGGCCGCGCGTCGCCGCCACCCGGGCCTCCACGGGTTATTTCGGTTATACTCATCCCAATGTCTCCCTGATGATCGGTGCTACGACGTTGCGGTCAAAGTCCACATGTACAGCCACGATCTTGCCGGGGCCTTGGCGGTTCACCGGATACCTCCTGTTATTCCCAGCCCCAGCAACCGCAATAGAAGCGGTCGTACCGTTCTTTCGGCTTGTGCTCGAAGAAGGCCAGGTCCGGGCTGCTATCTTTCTGACACAGGCACGGTTCGCCGCGCCTGCAGCCGTAGTTGGATTCATGGTTACGGCCCTTAGGGGTGGAGCCATAGTGAGCGCAGCGAGCTCGTCGTCCCGCGAGGTCGGGTGGCTCCACCGGGACGTTGTAGCCGGTGTCGATGCCGAAACAGATCACACACACTGGCAAGCCGGTGTGATCGCGTCCCTGAGCGGCGTGGCCGCACTTCATCATTTGGGCCATGGTGAAGCCTCCTGTGTCTGGCCCCAGTGGTTCTCGGCCATAGTGGCCGGATGGCGAGCTTCGCGTGTTGCGTTGGTGAGCCGCAATCGGATGATCCGCTCCTCGAGGGCCATGATGCGTAGGACGTCGTCGTGGTGGGCCACGACGTAGACGACCCGGGCGAGAAGCGCGCTGACGAAAGCGCCGGCGAGGAATGCGGCGAGATAGGTCATGGTGAGTCCTCCTTTGTTCCGGGCCACGTGGCCGATAGGTGCAACTCGAGGCCGGCGGGGCCGATGATGACCTTGTCTCCCTGGCGCCAACCTTCGCTGCCCACGTGCCTCCGCCTGAGCGCTGCCACGATCTCCTCGCTGGTCATTTCTCCTCCAGCGACTTGAGCCAGTTACCGCGATCCAGGCTCGGGCGCGCGTCGGCGTCGCCCATGTCCGCCACCAGGAACCGGCCGTCCAGCAGTCGGCTGATGATCGGAGCCTCGTAGCGGGAGTTGGGCAGGATGTGATAGGTCCGCGTCACCTGCCCCGCGTGGTTGCGATCGCAGAGGCGGTTGTTACTCGCCAGCACGGTGAGACACTGGCCGGCGCGGCGATAGCGGTCGTCCAGGAGTTGGTAGAGCTTCTCATCCGCCCATTCGGTCATCGAGATCTTGTCGAGCTCATCTATCGCCAGGACCTGGACGGCGAGCATGCGGTCATAGCGTGCCGTGTAGCTCATGAGCGCCTTCGGGTCGAAGGCAGCCTTGAGGTAGTCCAGGAAACCGGCCAGGGTGGTGTAGTGGACCTCCTTGCCGGCCTTGCGGCACTCGGAGCAAATGCCGGCCAGCAGGTGGGTCTTGCCGGTGCCGAGGCCGCCATGCAGGGTGAGGAAGCCCACCGGCCGGCGCACCACTTCCCAGGCGGCCTTGAGCCCGGCCTCGGAGTGCGTCCCGTGCTTGCGCCGGAAGTTGCCCAGGCGCCAGGTCTTGATGTCGCCCGTGATGCCCGTGTTCTGCTCCGCTTCGCTGGTGGCCTTGGCCGCGCTACAACTGGGGCACCAGATCGTCCGGTAGGTGTGGGGTGAGACTTGGACGCAGACGTATTGGAGACCGAGGCAATGCTCGCAGCGGTAGGATGGTGGCGGTTCCAGCTCGGGTGCCTCCGGGCTGACCATCGGCGGCTTGTTGCGCCATCCGCGCGATCTGCCAGCTTTGGCAGCGGTCGCCTCGGCCATAAGCTGCACTTGTTCAGCCAGGGGTCTCATGTGAAAGGGCGTCGTCATCCTCGTCGTTAGCCTCCTGCAGCCATCCTTTGGGGAAGTCCGCGATGGTGCGCTCGAGCGGAATGGGTTCGCGGGTGTTGCCGCGACGCGGTTCCAGTCCACCCTTCTCGAAGCATTCCAGTAGGCCCGTAATGTTGCGCGGGTTGTAGCCGCGGCCAATCCAGTCGGTGCACACACGTTCCCACAAGGCCAACTTAGTATCGAGACCGCCAACTCGCGCCTCGATCTCGCCATACAGCGTCTTTGGCGGGTAGCGTTGCGTCGCCTTCCTGTAAGTCGCCACCGCGGGTGGGACGGGTTTGGGCTCGCCGCGCTTGCGCGGCGTTACGTCTCTTCTACTCTCCTCTACTCTACTCTCCTCTACTCTACTCTCCTCTACTCTATTGTCGTTACACCCGTTACACGTTTCAGTAACGACGTTATGTGTCGTTACATTAGCTAGTTTCTTCTTAGCTCGATACTTCCGAACCCTTGCCGCGACGGCTTCAGGCTCTGCGCTTGGCGTTGTTGGCTGGCGCTTGACGAAATGGACTAGGCGCCATTGCTCGTCCTGACAATCGGCGATGTTGAGGCCCCGTAGGGCTTCGAGGTCGATACTGAGTTGCTCGGCATCAATACGCAGTTGAAAGGCCATGTCGTCTATGGGCATAAGGCTGCCATCGTCGTCCACGATTCCGGCTAGGGCGAAGAGGTTGATGCAGACACGAAACTGTCTGTCGCTGAGCTCGTGCATTTTGCGGTCATGAAGCATCTCGGTCCACAACTTGACCCATTGCTTCACGGTTTGCACTTAGCGCGTAGACGCGGACAACTCCGTCTCATGGCGCCTCCTGTGACAGATGCAGCGCCAACTCACCGCGCCGCAGCACGACGTCCCCCACCTCCCAGCCCATGCGCCGCACGTCAGCATCGCTATAGACGTAGAGCCACCGGCCGGCCGGCAGGTGCCCCGTCACGAGTGCCCACGCTAGAGCCTGACTCTCCGCGGTCGCCAGCGCATCGGCGTAGTACCCATCGGCAAGGACCTCAGTTAGGGTTGCGCCAAAGCGACCATCCTGGACTCTCGCCTGCATCGTTGTCGCCACCAGGAGTGCGGCATCAGGGCCGAGTACGCCCACCTCGCCGGCGAGGACTCGGGCGATGAGCTGAGCGGCAAGCAGGAGCGCGATCACGTCTGCCCCTTGCTGGCCAGAATTGCCCGTCCGATCACCTCGACGAGTTGCGGAACGACTGCATTGCCGAGCATTCGCAGTCGGTCCATCCTGCTGAGTGCCAGCCTTTTAGGGCGTTTCTCCGACCCAACTCGCTCAGGCAAGGCTCGGGCGTCATTCAATCCACCTCCGTCCATTTCGTTGGAAAACCCATCATGTCTTCCACGAACTCCGGATTGAGTTTGCCGCCGTAGAGGCCCAGCAACGTCGGAGTTGGTCGCGGTGCTGTGGAATTGGTTCGCGTCCAGCGCGAGGCGTTCGGGGTTGGCAGGAGGCGGCTGGCATAAGCTGAGAGATGCAGCGTCCCCCGCCCATCCCGCGAGTTGGGGCCACCGTGCTGCCCGTCGCTCGCTCTCGGTGTGGGCCACAACCCAGACCCTATCTCTCCTGTGCGGCGCACCGACGGCACAAGCCGGAAGTACAACCGCCCATGCGGTGTAGACCGCGGCTTCCAGGTCAGATAGGCAGCCGTCGAGGCCCATGCTGATGAGCCCAGGAGTGTTCTCAAAACAGCACCAACTCGGTCTGAGCTCGGTAACAACGCGAAACATCTCCGGCCAGAGCCAACGGTCATCTGCCTCGCCTCTGCGCTTCCCGGCAAGGCTGACCGGCTGACAGGGGAATCCGCCGCAGATAAGATCAACTGGCTCAAGGTTGTGACTTCCGACATTGCGCACGTCCTCATACCGTTTCACATCCGGCCAGTGCTTGGCGAGTACTTGCCGACATTGGGGATCGAGCTCGACTTGCCACCGACATGTCATGCCGACACGCTCCAGGCCAAGATCAAAACCGCCCACTCCTGAAAAGAGACTCCCGAATGTCACGTGTGCCCCTCACTCTCCGGTAGAAGTGCGATCATGTTTCCGTCACACCAAATCGCAACAGATAGCGTGGATCACTGATCGTCATCTTCATCGGACTGGCACAGTACCGACAGTTATAGGACGGCTCTCCACATAGCATCCTCCTCATCGCTTGTATCTTTTCTCCATTCCAAATCTCCGCCATCGTCTCCCGACGGAGATCGCCCAGGATAACGCTGTCTACAAAGTCCATGCAGCAGGCACCAACGCGGCCATCGGCATAGACGTAGAGGTGGTTGAATGGATAGGTGCAGTAAGGGGACTTGACTGTAGGAACCAAAGGTCGGGAGAAGAGCCCAGGGGACATGAAAAGGATGCCTTTCTCTTGGCAGAATTGCGCCGCCCTCTTGAACATCTGATCCGACAGTTCCTGGTGATAGTAAAGACTCTCTTGGCGATCTGCCTCGCGGTAGATGATGTTGTGATAGGCAATCACAGATGAGATGTGGTAATGGTCAGCCAAACGCATCACGTCAGGTAACTCGGTGATATTCCTCACCGAGGCACCAAAGTTCAGGCAAAGCAACGGCAAGGTGGAGTTGTGCCATGCCTTGGCTCCCGTTAGGAATTGCAGGGCACTCTCCAGCGTTTCTAGGGTACCGCCGCGCCGAATAACGCTGTAACCATCAGTGGCATCGCAGGAAAACGAGAGCGAGTGTAGACCACCTTCAACCATCGCCTCGGCTAGGTCTGGAGTCATCAATTGCAGGTTGGTTGTGGTATGGGCTTTCGCCCCAGCGATAACAACGTCGCGCATGAAGGTTAGGAAATGTGGACTCATGAGAGGCTCGCCGATACCCACGAGGTAGACGTTTTCAAGTTGACCGAGGTAGGGTTTGATTTTGGCATTCCACAAGTCTGGCACCATTATGGCGCTGATGTGACCGGGCAATTTGTTGAAGCACTGTGCACAACTGAGATTGCAGATGCTAGAAACCTCAACTTGCAGACTGTGCAACTTGTGGAACGGGAGCATTTGGTCGGTCATGTGGCTCACGTCCGCGCCTCGCGCTCCGGCTGCCTCGACGTGGTGTTCATTCTGGCGTCGGCTGGGCCGGCGGAGAGATTTGCTCGAATGTGAATCCCGTACTTCTGCAAGCGACGCATTCCACATCGCTAGTCTCGTTGTAGGGATACCCCCATTGCTGCCGCCGATATCGGAAGTGGCCGGTTCCTCCACAGCGATCACAGAGTACCGGTTTCAATGCTTCGTTTTTCATGTTGGCTAGAAACTCGCGCTCCATCACACCTAATCTCGTCTTAGTTTCATCCATTGAAGTCTCCTTTCGCCTGCCCCTCACTCTCCGGCTGCCACACTCCCGTCTTCTCCCATTGCGGATGCTTCCCGCGGGGCTCTGTCTCCTGGACGGCCTTGTGCGCCGCGACGTGGGCGAAGTACGCCTGCCGTGCTCGCTCGTATGCCGGCCAGGCATCGCCATCCCAGATGCGACCGCGAGTGCCGGCACGCATGCTCGCCCCCTGCATCGTCACCCAGAGTACCTGCGCCTCCGGGCAGCGCGGGGTGTAGCCGCTACCGGTATCGCCCGTGCAGCCACACGTCAGCGGGACGCGAGTGTGGCCGCGCAAGTCCTCTCTCATCATCTCCTCCTCGGTTAGAGACGACACATACATGGGACGTAGTAGTCCAGGCCGGAAAACAGCGTGCCCTGTTGTGCGAACTGGCGCAGGGACATTTTCCCGCCTGGATCGAAGAAGCTGTTGCCGCCCTTGCCTGCTGCCCGCCGCTCTGTGCTGGCCTCCTCAAGCCTAGCTGCTCGCTCGAATAGATCAGGGTGCCGCTCCAGTAGGTCACGCCACTGGCGTGGCGACTGGAAGGGACACAGCCAGCACGAGCTTTTGCGTGGCACCTCTAGCCCCGCCGCCTGGATAATGCGCGCGCAGGCGTTGCGATCTAGGCCACGGTCTACCAGCGGCCGTACCTTGTCCGGCTGGCGACGTGACTCCTCAGCGCTGATGCCTATGAGTAGGGTGGCAGGATCGTGGTCATTCGCCGTGCACCAGGCGTGTATTGGCGCGATCTTCCACATGCTGGTACACCACCTGGCGCCGGCGAATGGCGTTACGCGGTAGTGCTCGCAGTAGTCGATGAGAGCCATCCGCTTCTTCCCTCGTCGCCATTCCGGCCCCAGCATCGTTACCGCCAGGTCGCGGTCAGCGAGCCAGAGCTTGAATGTGTCCACGTAAGCGTCAGTCTCCGGCCACTCACAGCCCGTCGCCGCCATGACAATCGGACCGTGCCAGCCTTCGCCCACGAGCAGCACCACGAGAGCGATACTGTTGACGCCGGCACCTAGCGATAAAGGGATGCCGTCGTACTCATGCGTCGCCATCACGCCGCACCTCCTGCACCCGATCCGCCGCCATCACACGCGCTTCCATCCGCCCTTGCCCGTTTTGCTGTAGTAACAACGCATCCAAGGATTGGTGCGACCTTTGGGGTCCGGCGGGTACTTGATGCGGATGACTTCGATGATGGCTGCCGCGCGCTCCTCGTCGCATTCCAGGAGGACGGCGGTGCCGGCAATGTCTCTAGGAGTGGCGTCTACAAATATGCGGTTGGGGGTGACTGGAGCGACCAGGCAGGGCAGCGTTATCGGGTCGCGTCTAACTACCAAGTCGCTGACATTTACGGCGTAGGGCATCCTGGCACCTCGCTCACTCTGGCATCTCCATCGGCAGCCGCAGTTGGGCCATCGCCGCCTCAATCCTTGCCCGTGCAATCTTGAAGTAGTGCTCGTCTATCTCGATGCCCACCATGCCAAACCCTTCCTGTGTCGCAGCCTTCCCGGTGCTTCCGCTGCCCAGGAAGGGATCGAGCACTACGCCACCAGGCGGCGTCACCAGGCGGCAGAGGTAGCGCATCAGGGCAGTGGGCTTCACGGTGGGATGGAGGTTGCGGCGTGGTAAGTACGCATTGCTGATGCAAGTCGCTTCCTCACCCCGCAGTTGTGAGGCACGGGCAAGTGCATTGGAGGCGACTACCTCTTCTAGCCCATCGCACCCCTCGTCCCTGTCCGCCTTGCTCGCTTTCGCACAATACACCAGCCGACTAGCCCGCTCGTCCGCGTCTAGCGGGCAAGCCTTGAAGAAGCGGGCAGCGGAACCGAAGTCGCCCATCGCGTGGGCCGACGTGCCCGTAGTCGAGGACTGTCCCTTGCCGCTACCATAGATCGCCTGCAAGTCCGTGCGAGCAATGCGTTTATGCGGGAAGTGGCCGCCATCGCGCTCCGTGAATAGGCCAACCACTTCATCGCTAGCGGGATTAGGCAACTTGGTAAAGAGGCGCTGTAACTGCTCTGGCATCCGCTTGTACGTGGCCTCGTCAATCTTCATAGCGTCTGCCGTGTACCGCGTAGTGATGCCTGGCACAGAGCGTTTGCCCATTCGACAAATCCCAGAGCGCCTGGCAGTCGCGGGCTTGGTCGCGGCTCACTATCTCGTACTCTTCCATCAGGACCGCCAGCGGGATCAGATGATGCGCCTCCACGTTTTCCTGGCTACCGCAAACAAGGCACTTCCCATCACGCGCCTTTACGGCGTCCATCCATTTGCGGTTTTCGTTGAGAGTGCGGACGGAGGCATTGAGCCTGGAACTACCACCATGCCAGCGATAGTGATTGGCGCCGCGAGTCTTCTCAGCCCTAGCCCTCACCTTTTCCGGGTTCGTCGCGCACCATGCCTTGTGCGATTCCGATGTTTTGCGCTTCGAGTCGTCGCGGTGATGGTAGCCCGTCCGGTGATTCGTACCTGCAACTCGCCCCAGCAAAAGGCCAGCCATCTGCGCTTCAGTAATGCCTGCAAGCCTCTGCGCCTCGGCTCGGTGTTCCATGCAGGCAACATGACGCACCGTCGTTAGTTCGCCAGGGCGCCGGTAGAGCGCCTTATGGCAGATGACGCATTCGCTGTTAGGCGTTCGCATCCATCCACCCCGCTAGCTCCCGCAACTGGCCTGACGTCACGTCGTCACGTAACTGGTACTGGTCTTCGGGATATGAAAGGATCAGGTTGGCGGGCCAGCGGCCGGCGGCATTCTCAGGCTGCCGCCTATGTTCCTGTGCGGCAAAGGGCATCGAACCGCCCTCCGCTATCGAGCCATCCGAGCGGCGCCATGTTGACCAATTACCCTCTACTCGGCACGCATCCACATTGATTGCGCCTGTCCCCCAGCGCAGCACATTGGCCGCGACCGTGCCCTCCAGCGACTTGCGGGCGACGATGATGGGCTCCCAGGCGGGCTTCAGTGCAGTGCCCCAGCCCTGCCATTCGCGGGCGGCGTCGGTGGCGGGGGCGGTGATAAGTGCCGCACTTAGCCGTGTCTCCGGGGTGCTATTCCCGAAACCTGCACCAAAGTCGCTACCACCGACATGCCCATGTAGGTGATAACCTGGTCGGCTCAGCTTATCCCCCACAACTTCCCGTTCCGCTCTCGCCGCCTTGTCTATGGCCTTGCTGACGTCTAGCGACTTCGGGAACCCGCTCCCGTAGACCCACATCACCGTGTCGCGGATCTCCCAGCCTGCATCCTCGATAGCGCAGGCCAAACGGTGAAAGGTGCGCGTGCCTCCGAAGGCCAACAAATGCGCTCCCGGCTTGGCAACTCGTAGCAACTCAGTTGCCCAAATTGTTGCCCAATCCTGGAATGCCCGCATGTTGGCCTGACGTAGATTCGGGAAGGCTGGGGTATCACATTTGCAGGGGTTCGATGATACCTTCCATTTGCCGCATGACCGGCATCGGACATTACTCCGCTTCTCAAAACTTGGTCTTGGTAAGCGCTTACTACCGTCACGCATTTCTACTGGCGCAATGCCTTCATTCCAACGTTTCCCTACATGTGGGTCTTGTTCCCATGGCGCATCCCATTCTTTGCCCATGAACTCCAGGCCATAGGGGGGATCTGTAACAATGCTATCCATCGAGTCAGCCGCCAGCGTGGGCAACACCTGGAGGCAGTCGCCCAGATAGAGCACGACTCTGCCGTCCGGACTGCGGTAGGTCGCCTCGATCATCGAGACTCCATCGGCAGACGCGGTTGGTGCGTCCGCTCCTCCTGCTCTACCCTGTCCAAGACGGCACTCATGGCTGCCAGTGGCGGTACATGATTGGGCTCTTGTGCCGTCCGTACAGCACCGCATAGATGTGGCTGCGGGAGTTGTGGTCCCGTTGGCCAGGGTTGTTCCGGTAGTGGCGGCGGCAAGATACTCGGAACTCCTCGAGCAGTTTCACTCTGGCACCCACATGGGCGGCAGGCCATGGAGCGCTCGCTCGCGGTTCTCGAGGGCATCCAAGATTGGCTTGATCTGGGTCACATGCCGCACCACTCGCTCGTTCCCATGCCGTCTGCCGAGCGCGTAGTACAGTTTCTCTCTTGCATTGACGGCGTTACGGTCAGTCCGTCGGCCATAATGACGCCGGCAATCATGACGGAACTCGTCGAGCGGTTTGATTGTGCCCTCCCTGGGGCGCCCACGTTGGCAGGCGCCCCTCCCTCGCGGCGACTAGAATGGTCGCGGCTCCGGCCCAGGCAATGGAGCCTGTTGTGCCGGCTGCTCCGCCTCCGACTGGCGCTCAATGGCCGCATCAATGACCGCGACCACCTCGTCTACACTGCCCAATTCCCAAAGATCGGCCTTGAGGGCTACTTTTGGCAGACCAAGCAGATCGGCGGCTTGCCGCTGGCCGAGGGTGCGCTTCCGCAATTCTGCCGCGTACCGGTTCTGCTCGCTGGGCGGCCAATGGTGCTTTTCCTTCTCGGCGGGCGGCTCGGTGGTCGGTGGTGCGGCTTGTGGCACAATCTCACCAGCCTCCGTCACTCTTACCTGTTGGGCCCCGGGCACCGTGCCGACCTCACTTTCGTCGAGCCAACCCAGGCCGACGATGCTGAGCGTCACGCGCCGTTTTGCCTTGGTCTCGGCTTTCATGATGGCATTGGCACGATCCTCGCCGCGTAGCGGCGTGTAAGTACCATTGCGAGCAAAGTACCGTTTGCCACTTTCCGCTGTCTTCCACTCGCCGTTCTCGCGCTCCAATGCAACAGCGCCAACGCTTTCGTCCGTCCTCCCATCCGGCATCGTGGCCCGTGCGGTCACGATGTAGACGCCCTCGACAAGTTCTCGCGCCGGCATCGTGATATTCACGTGGTGGTTGTCGCGCAGTTGGTCAGTGCATCCTCGCAGAGCGTAGAGCACCAACTTGCCGTTGAGCTCGATGTACTCGAATGGTTTGGTAAGGGGATTCAATGCTAGGCTTTCGCATACAGCCCGGTAATACTGGACACGCTCTTTGGGCGTCAGTTGGGAGAGATCCCCCTTCACGATCACCGCCTCAATCACGGCGGCATCATCCTGTTTCGTTAGCGCTCGTTCCTCACTCATCTCAGTCCTCCAACTGATAGTGCCGTACTCGGAAATGCGTCGCTTTGCGTTCCAACAGCCGCCCGGTCAACCGGTCGTAGGTGCCGCCCGGTAGTGAGCGATGCAGGGCCTCCTCGATCTGCCGCGCTTGGTCGTCGAAGAACACCCCGGCGGCGTTCAAGTCTTTGTGCTGGGGCTGGGTTTCAGTGATAGCGATGATCATGTCATCCACTGGCCAATGCTCGATCCCCCACGCTTTGCAGACGCGAATCTCGCTCACCGTCCTACCTCCTCACCATGATGCTAGGGTGGCTCATCTCCTCGGGCTCGTCCGGCCTTACATATTCCGGGAAGAAGTGCTCCACGCATGTTTCGCAGATACCGTCACTCGTGCCGGTTATGCCGTAGCCGGGTTTGGTGCCGAGGTCGGCATTGCACCAGGCGCACCTAACCCGGATGATGCTCACTCTGCCTCACAACTCGTGATGAGTTGCTCTGCCGGCTTTGATGCTAACTGTTCCTCATCCGCAATCCATCGCTCCGCCGCAGCCCGAAAGTCCGCCTCGCGTTCGGCCTGCCAACGTGCGGCGATCTCCGCTACTGCCTGGTTGAGGTCGCGGGCGATGGTCACGGTGGGGATCTTGGAGATCGTCACGAACGGCAGTCGGAGTCCCTCGGCCACTTTCTCGAAGGCAGCTCGCTTCAGCGACAACAGGTTGCCGTGCTGGTTGGTGATCGCCCATTCGAGCGCCTTGATCTCGGGATAGGCGAGCGTCGTCAACTCCTTGACGCTCAGGCCGGGTGCCGGATGGCGATTATCGGCACTGTAGTCGGCAGCGCGAATCTCGGCCTCGACCTTGGTGACAAAGTCTCTATTCAGGCGGATAAGATCAATCGTGAACTTGTGGGCTGCATCGAACACTGCTTGATCTTGGGCCAACTTAGCTTGCAGCCTGGCCAATTCCGCGCGATGTTCGGCCAAGTCATAGACTGCCGCGTCCAGCTCCAGTGTCTCCATCTCTCCCTCCCTATGCCGCGCGCTGCGGATAGAATGCGCCGGCGCGGTCAATCTCTTCGGGCGTGGCACCGAGACTCTGCGCGGCACGGATGCTGCGTCTCGTCTCGTCCTCCCATGACGCCCACATTCCCGGATCGCACTCGTACCGCGATGTAGCCAGCCACTTCGCCTCATTCGACCGACGGCGCACCTGGCCTAGCGCGCGTGCAAGCGCTTTGTCCATCGTCATTGCCTCCCTCACCAGGCGCGCCAGCAAATCCGAACGAGTGTGTCAGTCTCTTGTTCGAATTCTAGTCCCCGCATAGCAGCTCGGTCAGCAACCAGGGCAGCTTCCTCGCTGCTCGCGCAGCGGACACTGAGGCTGCTATCACTGACCGTGACCATGCGAGAGTCCGGTACGTCCTCTAGGGCTGCCAGCAATTGGTATAGGTGGCGAATCGTCATCACACTACCTCCCCTACCTCCCCGTCTTGTAGTTGTGTCATGACCATTTCATCCAGGGTGTCCTTGATGGCATCGATGTAGTCGCTATGAACGTTGTAATAGAACGTCGTGTCATCCACATTCCTTACCGCCATGCTCCAGACCGGCTCTACCTTTCGGCGAGACGGACGATCTATGAGAATCCGATTCGCTCCAGCGACGTTCACGTCCTGGTATTCACCATCCGCGAGTTTGACCCACATCGTCACACCTCCCCTACTTCAGTCGTCGCCGCTCTTGCCGGCGTATCTCATCGCGCGCATAGGCAACCATCAGGGTGCCAGCGCTACCCAGCACCGCTAGTAGGCCGTAGAAGACGAGCCAGACGCCGAGGTCGGTCATAGCGCCGCCAGCTTTGCCCGCGCCTTGGCGAGAGCATCAGAGTCGCTCTCTGCGCAGAATGTCTTCGTCCAGTCGGCCTTGTCGCGCATGTCGCGCACGAGCCAGTAGCGGCGGGGGCGACCCGTTCGCCCGCGGCCATCGCTGCGCAGCAGGTAGTAGGCATCGTCCGGCGTGGCGGCAATGCGACGCCAGATGAGCATGGCGAATCGGCGGTCAAGGTCCTCAATTTCCCACGATGCCTGCAATGTGCCAATGGTCATCGTCCGCCTCCCCGCATCTGCCACAGGCGCAATCCGGCCCGGATGATCACCCAGAGTGAGTAGACCGCCAGGAGCGCGATGAGTCCCATGGTCAGCATCGGCGTGACTCCGCCCGCAGCCGTGACTCTTCGTACATGGCGTGTGTGGCAATGTGCCGGGTGGGGTAGTCACCCATCGCGTCGAGGGCATTGAGCAGGCGGCACAATTCGGTGAGCCATGCCTGTGGCTCGGTAGCGATGGGATTCAGCGGCCGCTTCGTGGGATTCGTCATCGCCGCCTCGTCTTTCCCGTGTGCAGGTAGGAGTAAGCCACCAGGAGCGCCGCCATTGCCGTGTAGGCGATGGCTATTGGGAGTGCTACCGTGACCGAGGCGAGACCGACAAGGTAGACAGCCAAATTGCCAAACATTAGGCCGGCCCAGATCAGGATGATGTCGTGTATGCGTATCGTCTGGCTCATCGCCCATCCCTACGTTGCCGACCGCGCTGGATCTGCCACCAACTCCCGCCGACGCCCACGATTGCCACCGCTAGCCATAGGATCACCAACAACACCACATCCATGCGCCACCTCCTGCATAGACTCTCGCACCCGCCGCAGCAGTTCGTGCAGCGGCGCACATTGCAGCGCCCACTCACGCCATTCGTCGGGCGTGGGAATGTTCTCCTCGAGGAGCACATAGGGGCGGGGACAGCGCCTCATGCTGGTGCCTCTGCTGTCGCAAACAGGCCAACTGGTAAGGTGCGGCCACGAATCCGGTAGAGTAGCCTTACCCATTCCCGTTCATTGAGTCTTGTCGGCTCTTTTACGTAGAGGTGTGCAGCCAAATTCAGGGGCGTCACCCGCCACCAACTGAAGTCGCCGGCATAACGGACGGCGAAGACAGGGATGGTTGCGCGGCTACCTAGATCGGCCAATGCTCGGTAGGAAGGATGGGATGGTCTTTGCGGCGCGGCACTCTCGTGTTTGTACTCTACGAGCGCCATGACTTGGGCATGGTCATACTCGACCAGCACGAAATCCAGATCCACAGCCGGACAGTCCAGGCCCCAGTAACCATGCCAGTCACTCAGCGCAGCGTCACGCCAACCCGTTCGTTCCGTTCTCGCGTTCCGCATCAAGCCATCTCCGCCAACCGTGCGCGCGTGGTTGCTATCGCTTGCGGGTCTAGGTCTATTCCTAGGAACCGCCTGCCGAGCGCGGATGCCACAACGGCAGTCGTACCACCACCCAGGAATGGATCGCAGATGAGTTCGCCTGGCTGGCTGAATCGCTCCATCAGGTCGGCAATGCCGCTCTCGCTCTGGCCCCAATCGTGGTGTTCTTTGTCGGGCCGTTGCGACTTCGTCACGTCCCACATCCATTCGCCAGCATATTCACCATTCGTGAACCAGAGTACCGGCTTCCACCCTGTCATTACGTGCCGTTGCCATAGTTGGAGCGTCGCGCCCGGCGTCAGATAGGCGAGCGTCCAATGATAACGAAGGTGCGGCACCATCAGCGCTAAGACTTCCGGCAGGTAGGACTGGCCCACCATGACCAACGCTGAGCCACCGGGCTTGAGCCATTCGGCGGCGCGGCGCGCTAGGGTCTTGTAAAGTGGCAGGTACTCGCGGGGGTATGGTGGGTCGGTGAGAATGAGGTCTATGGTAGCCGGGTCGATTGTCACGTCGGCTATGTCCGCTGTCAGGAGCCGGTAGGAATTGGCCTCTGCGGGCGCCGGCATCCTAGCAGCGCGTTCCAGCTCTCGTCCCCGGCGTTTCATTGCCTTATAGGCGTCATGGACATTGTCGGTGGCGTCCATTTGCTCAGCGATGGCGGCATAGGCATCGGGCTCGCGCTCAGCCGCCTCTACCACGGCGCGCGCCTTGGTGTAGGTAGGCCGCGACATGCCGACGGCGGCGGCGACTTTCGCTAACGTTTCGCCTTTCTCTGGCTCCGAAAATTTTTCGGAGCCAGTCTGACGGTTGCCTTGCGTAGCAGCCATGCGACTAGCCGCCGCCTTTTCCTCCATCGGCTCCAGCGTCCGGCCGATGGCGACCGCCTCGGTCGGTGTGAAGTCCTTGCGGCACACGTTCTCCGCTCGCTCGCCACGGGCGATAGATGTCAAATCTATGATTGTGGCTGCTATCTCACTCCAACCTAGGAGGCTGCAAGCGGCCAGACGGCGCTCTCCGGCGATGAGCGTGCCATCTGGCCGCACGACGATAGGATGCAGCAACCCCACCTCAGTGATGCTTTTCGCAAGGCCGGCCACATCGCCGAGGTCTGTACGGTGCCGATCACTGATGCGAACGTCAGCCAGTCTGAGTATTGTGGCCGTCACGCCAGCGCCTCCTTTATGGGCACGCAAGGCATACATGCCTTTGCGCCGGCGTCGCGTGCGTCTGGTGGCTCGCCAGGGGCATTAGGGAGCATGGCGGCGTCACGCGCCTGGGACGTTCTGGCCTTCTTCTGGGACACGCAAGGCACAAACATGCCATTGAGCTCGTCACCCAACATGTCGGCCAGCCGGAAGGTAAGCAGTGCGACAGCCGCCTCGGTCACTGGGTAGTCGCCATCGCGCAGGCGCCGCAAGTGACGGACGGAGTAGCCCGTAAGCATGGCAAGATTGTCGAGGCCGAGTTGCCTTTTCTTGGCCCACTCAAACAACTGGGTTTGGTATCTCATCGCTCCCTTTCTGGCTCACATCTGGGTGAGTGTGTCTCAAGTCTGGGACAAGTATAGCCGAGGTGGGACACAATGTCAATAGGTTGTGATAAGATGTCCGCAGATGAGTTTTGGAGTTGACTATGGCAAAAGCGCAAGAGGAATACGCAGGCACGCCGCTGGCGCAATGGCTCGTCGGCCAACTAGCGAAGCGGCACATGACAGCACGCGAGGTAGCATTGAAGGCGGGGCTTGGCCATGGGACGATCTACCGTTATCTCGCAGGTGGTCAGGCTGCGCCGCCGAAATGTAAACAATTGGCGGCATTCTTCGGCGTACCGGATGAGCAGGTCCTATACCTGGCGGGGCATATTGACCCGCCCCCCGATCACGACCTCTTTACGAGGCAGGTGGGGACCCTGGCAAGAGATTGGCCACCAGATCGGAAACGTCGCTTTCTGAAGCTGGCGGAGAGCTTTGAATGACCGAGCTCATGGCATCAAGCATCCGGGATGGCAGTGCCAGATTGCGGGCACGGAGTTGCCAGTAGAGAGTCTCAGCGAAGTCATCACCAAATGAGGGCAGCATGACTCATTCCCCTCCCGGAGGGATCGAACGTTTGTGCTAGTAGTATACACCCATTCTGGCCGCATTGCTACGGTTTCGCGCATTTGGTTGGCCTACGAGATGCAGTTGACATAGCAACCGTGACGCTCTCATGAGGCGCCGTCAATGGCGCGTTGGTACTGGGGAGGTGGAGGAATGACTGAGCCCGACGCAACCAAGATATGTGTATTCTGTGCCGAGGCGATCAAAGCCGCAGCAGTCGTTTGCCCTCACTGCGGCCGTTGGGTTGGGCTGCCGATGCACTCACGCGAGTCTCTCTTCCGCAAATTGATCATTCCAGGCATTGCCCTGCTGATTGTCGTCACGGTGGGTGGTGGGCTCGGCTTCACAGTATTGCATGCCAGACAGCAACGCGATCTTCAGCCCCTACAGAGTAGAGAGACAACCGTCTCGCCTGATGCCGCAGTCCTAGCAGACAGACCGCTGCCGCCAACGGCCACCATGACATCAAAGACCATGGACTTCGCGGACCCGTCAGACGCGGCTCTCGCTTACTTTAGGCGTCTACAGCCCTACCTGGATAACTTCAGAAAAGCTTTCGTGCAGTTATCGGCTCTATCTGAGCGCCCACAGCCTGCCTCAAGCGAGTGGAAGGCTGACCTTATGACTGTGGTGCTCACAATACGTCGTAATCACGAAGCACTGCTGCAAATGCAGGATGTGCCACTGGAAGTGATGTACATCCACGAGTTGCTGCTCGCCGCAACCGCTGACTACAACGAAGCAGCCTATTACATTGAAAGCGGAGTGGCAATGAACTCTGCACCGGATCTCGTGCGGGCAACTGAGTTGATAACAAGTGGCACAACAAAGATAACCCACATCACAGAATTGCTCCCTGCCTTAGAGCCCTGATTGCCTACACTAAGGAAAGTGGCTTTAGGAAGCGTGAGAGGGCAGTGAGGTGCCCGCAATGGCGCGATCGTACTGGGGAGGTGGGGAAGTGGCGGAGTTGGAAGCGAAACCTCATTGCGAGCATTGCCATGCAGAGTTGCCCCCGGCAGGGCTTGTATGTCCTCAGTGCGGTCGTCCTCAGTATGCGCAGCCAACCAAGCGCGTAACCAAGTATCTCTCAGACCGCACGATCATATCGCTGCTCATACCCATCTCCATTGTCGGTTTCATCCTGGTGGCGCTACTGAGCAAGAGCAACCCGCCAGTCCAGTCCGCCTCGAGTGGCGGAAGCGGCAAAAGTTCCTATGCCCAAGAGATGCGGACGCCGATGGGTAACTTAGGATTGTGGATTCCACATTTGCGGTCTTTTCTGGAGGAGTCCGCTAAGGGCAACCCCATAGTCTACTGGTGCAATACGAAGGGGTATGCCCAGGTCTCTTCCGAGGGAAGCCAGATCGTCCGCCAATTGGGCCAGATTACCCCACCTTCAGACCTGGCTACTGCTCATGGCGGGCTTCAAGCGAGTATCCGCTCTGTTCTTGGCTCCATGGCCGCGGCTGAGGTGGACCTTTGCATCAATGGCGATATCCCCGCAGCGACAACCCGCATGGATGAAATCACCGTTGGTGTGCGCGGCATGACCAGTTGGCTGCAAGTCATGACCGAGAAGATGCAGTAGGAGCCGTCTACCCCATGCCGCGCCGCCGCAACTCCCGCTCCGCTCGCGCGACCGTCCGGCCCCTGCAGGCCGGTGACGAGGTGTGGGCATACCTGCGCGTCTCGACTGGCAAGCAGGCGGAGGCCGGTTTGCCCATTAACGGTCAGCGCGAGGCCATCGAGGCATACTGCCAGGCGCGTGCCTATCGTCTGACGCGCACCTACTCTGACGAGGGTATCTCCGGCACGACCGATCACCGTGCCCAGTTCCAGACGATGGTCGATGAGGCACAAGCGTTGCGCCCGCGCGCCATCATCCTCTGGTCGTGGTCGCGTTTCAGCCGGGACCAGAACGACGCTGCATTCTACAAGGCGCTCTTGCGCCGGCATGGTGTGGATCTGCTCACGGTGGAGGATGAGGTGCCCAACGTCGAGGGGTTCGGCAACATCCTGGAGGCTCTGATCCACTGGCGAGACGAGCGGGAGAACGTGGCACGTGGCCAGGCCACCAAACGCGGCCATCATGCCCTGGCGCATCTGGGCTACCACCCCGCCGGCAATGGCAACTGCCCCGTCGGCTACCGGGCCGCCACGGTGCTGGTGACGATAGCCGGCAGAGAGGGTGAGCGCCGGCGCATTGAACTCGACCCCGCCCTGGCCCCGATGGTGCGCCGCGCCTATGAGATGCGCTTGGCCGGCGGCAACTTCGAGGCGATCAACGAGGCCTGCCAACTCTTTGCCCACCCCAACGACCTCGGTGCCATGTTCCGCAACCCGACCTACCATGGCCGTTACCACTGGGGGGACACCGAGGTAGCCGTGCCGGCCATCGTCACTGAAGCCGAATGGCAGCGGGTGTACGACGGGCTCTCACGGGGCCGCGGCGGCGCCTACTCGCGCACCAGGGCCAGCGACTACCTCCTCAGTGGCCTCGTCTGGTGCGGTGTCTGTGGTGCGCGGATGAAGGGCCACTCTTGCTCACCCCGGGGCCGGCGCTGGCACTACTACCGCTGTTTCACGCCTGACTGCATCATCCGCGGCATACCACGAGCGGAGCTCGAGGCGGCGGTGACGGAGCGCCTGATCACCCGCTACCTGACGCCACGTCTGGTGGCTGATATGGAGGAACGGGCGCGCCAGCATCAGCAGGACAGCGGCCAGCAGGAGCGGATCGCGGCACTGCGAGCCGAGGTGCGGCTGCACGACAAGGCGATCACTAACCTGGTTAGTGCTCTGGAGAGAGCGCCCGATACGCGCGAGTTGACTGAGCGCCTGCGACAGCGCGGCCAGGAGCGCGGGCGCCTACTCTCCAAGATCGCGGCGCTGGAACATTCCGTTCCCACCGTGCCGAGTGTCGAGGACGTGCTGGGGTTGCGGGAGCGGCTCAAGCAGGCGCTCGTGGACGGGGAGCGGCGCCTTGCCCGCGAGTTGATCCGGCAGTGTGTCGAGCGGGTCACGGTTGAGGGGTCGCGTGAATGGCGGGTCAAGTGGCGCCTACTCGTTTGTCCACGGTAGGCACGGTGAACACGGCGACGACCGTAGGCAAGCAAGGGGCCCCGGTGGTGAGCCGGGGCCTGGGTAGTAGGCTAGTCGGGGAAATCCTGTTGGTCCGCTCCTGGAGTGCACTCGTAATGCCGGGGCCTGGAGTCGGCGAACGACGCGTACCAAGGTGCGTTCACGATGATTGCTCCGCAAACGGCGCAGCGAGGGACAGCGGCCGTCTCCGCCGGGTGGCCATCCACATACGTGCGAACGCACCGCTCGCCACAGAAGGGTCGAATATCATCGCGCCGTCCGTCTGGCGACCGGCGAAATAGGTAATACATCGGGCGGCTTCGGATGCCGCACCCGGTATCACAGACCAGGCACTTCACTGCTCCATCGGTTCTCTCGTGGTTCACGTTCTGCCTCCTCATTCTGGTTGGCCCCGGTGGTGAGCCGGGGCCTGGGTGCGTGGGGTGGGAAACGCGCTACTCGCTGTCCTTCTTGTCCAGGTTGAACTCGTCTATGTTGTCGAGTACCTGCTCCCAGAGGTAATCGCTGGCTGAGTCGCGCAGGTAGCTCTCGATACTGCGCCGAAGGCCGCGGCCAGGTGGGTCGCCAAAGATGCCCTGCTCCAACGTCATCACCACGACCTCATCCTCGGCTACCGGGGTCAGTGAGGACTGCGAGCCGAATCCATAGTGAGGTTCGTAGGTTATGATCGGCTCATTCCTCACCCGACGGCGGTAAAGGTCGTTTGGGTGAAACTGATCGGCATACGCTTGCGCGGTAATGGCGGCGAAATCTCTGCGGTCGGGGTCACTACTCACAGTCTGCCTCCTCATTCTGGTTGGCCCCGGTAGTAAGCCGGGGCCCTGGGTGCGTGGGATGGGCTAGGCGGTCGCGGCATTGATCGGAGCGCGGCCGTCGTATTCGTTCGCGCATTGCTGGCAGAGGTTGTACCCGCTCCAGTCCGGGTTGGTGCTGTGAGTCGTGGCGGGCACGCCATGCTCGCCCGTCGCGGCGCATGATTCGCACTCAATTACATGAGTCTCCACAGTCTGCCTCCTCTCGGTGATGCCCCGCGCGTTGAGTTCGCGCAGGGCCAGGCGGATGATACTGCTGACGTGCTCCCTGCCAGTACTGGCATGGAGCCTGGCGATGATGGCGCGGTCGTCGTCGGTTAGCCGGATGGTGGTGATCTTGGTTTTCATCAGGCCGCCTTCACCTGAGGTCGGCCCGAATCATGGCGGCTACCGTTGCGTGTGCGCTCCTCGTCTTCATGGTTTCTACTCCTCTAGGTCTGTTGGGTTAGGCTACCAACACTTCCTCGCGATCCCACTGCCATAGTGGCCAACCGTCATCATCTGTCGTCTCGCAACGAAGATTCACGAGGCGGTATACCTGACCATTCATAGTGCCAGCGAGGCGCTTGGCGCTGGCGATTGTCGCGCAATGGCGACACATCACGTCATTTTCACTGGACTGCCACATGACGTAGTAGCGCGTGGGCTCGTGTCGGTCGTGACCGCCGTCGGCATTGTAGGGAGTCTCCATCCAGGTATCGCCTGTTGCTGTTTTCATCGTTCCGCCTCCTCTCATTCGGGTTGGCCCCGGTGGTGAGCCGGGGTCTGAGTGCGTGGGGAGCGGTTGGGCTAGGGAGTCACCCCCGCCTTCCGGCATAGGCGCCGATACTCGTCTTTTACTGTCTGGGGTAGGCCACCTTGCCTCT